ATTTCCAACAGAAATTGTAACATTGCCATCTAAAGGATTGCTATATCCAAAAGACAATCCATTGGCATCTGGTAAAGTTGAAATGAAATATATGACGGCTCGAGAAGAAGATATTCTTACTACACAATCATATATTCAGCAGGGAGTTGTATTAGACAAATTGTTTCAGTCTCTAATAGTAGGAAATGGTGAAGGTCAAAAAATCAATTACAATGATTTGCTAGTAGGTGATAAAAATGCAATTATGATTGCAGCACGTATTTTAGGATATGGTAAAGAATATGTAACAGAGGTTACTACACCATCCGGTAAGAAGCAGGAAGAAACAATCGACCTTACTACTATTCAAGATCGTCCATTTAACGAAGAGTTAATCGAACCTGGGGTAAATGAATTCTCATTCCAGCTACCAGCCAGTAAACGTGTTATAACGTTCAAAGTACTATCGCATAGAGATAATGATGCTATTGAGTCGGAAATGAAAGGCCTTAAGAAACTCCAGCGAAAGACCGGCGGAGCAGATCCTCAATTAACTACCAGATTGGCACATGCTATTGTATCCGTTGATGGAGATGATGACAAAGCTAAAATTCGTAATTTTGTTCGAGAAGAGTTATATGCTATAGATTCTCGAGCATTGAGAGAGTATATGAAAACAGTTCAACCTGACGTTGATATGGATATTGAATTTATTGATGAGGAGACTGGTGAGCCATTTACTTTAAGCTTGCCGATAGGAGTCAACTTTTTTTGGCCTGACGCCTAGCTACCGACTTACACTCCATAAACAAATATTTGATCTTGTGTATTGGGGCAAGGGTGGTTTCACCTGGTCTGATGTGTATGATATGCCTGTTTGGTTACGCACGTTCTATATTAGAAGTGTTGACAATGTGCATAAACAAAAAGCCAAGGCCGAAGAGGATGCTGTTAAAAAGGCCAAGGCAAAAGGGTCAGGAAAGCGCAGATAATTTGATATCCTTATATTTATAAGAAAGAAGGGTACTGTTATGGCAAAAGATCCATTAGAACATTATGGTAAGCAAATTAACGAATCTATTATGGGATCGTTGTTAGGATTAATGTTTGCACCTAAACTAAAAAAGATGTTTGGAAAGCTATATAAGCAAGCAAATAACGATCCAGAATTAAAAGCAGCCTTAATAGATTATGCTAAACAAGGTAGCCGGCTTAAGGATATAATGGATACATTATGCGACCGTAACCCAGATTTTCCTGAATGCAAAAAACGACGACGTAGACATAGGAGATAATAATGGCAAACCAAATGTCTCCGGAAGAATTAGCAAGATTAGAAGCTCAATTAACTAGTTTAGCTGATAAATTACAACAACAACAACGATTATCAGTAAAGGTAAATCAAGATCAATTAGATCAATTTGATGATATTACCAGTAAGCTAGAAGAGCAAGTACGATTATATTATCAAAGTGACACGGCATTAAAAAAATTAGTCGGAGATGCTAGAGATTTTGTTACAGTGCAGGATGCTATTAATAAAAAACTAAAGACTAATTCGAAAGGTATATTAAGTATGGCACGTGCCATGAATGGATTGGTTTCAGAATTAGATAGATTTGTTGATATGCTTCCTGGTGGCAAAATATTAACTGAGTTACTTGGAGTAAATGATTTACGTGATAATTTACAAGAAGCATTAGATGTTGGTATTAAAACATTAGGAGAAAGTTTAGCTAACGGTGCAGATGAAGCAGATGCATTGCAAGCAGCTGCTCAGGCCTTTACTGGACATTTAGCTGTTGGTAGATTAGCGGCACTTGGATTAGTAGCAGCTATTGGTGCATTAGTAACATTAGCAGTCTCATTAGAAAAACAATTTGCAGGTATAGCAAAAGAAACAGGTATTACGGTATCACAATCAGAAGAATTAGCTAAATCATCACAAGCTGTAGCAAATAGATTAGATGCTCAACTAATAACGATGGGAGATGTATTAGCAGTACAAAAGGCTACTATAAAAGAATTTGGTACTATGGCTATGATAACTCCAGAGATAGCAGCAGAAGTTGCTAATATTGGAGAGGCATTTGGGTATGGTGCAGAGGAAGCTGCAAAAGTAAATAATGCATTATTAGGATTAGGTGTACCTGCAAAAGAAGCCGCAGATGCACAAAGGGAATTGGCGGCAGAGGCCTTAAAGGCCGGAGTTAACGTAGGAACGGTTACAGCTGATATAGCTACAAATGCAAAATCTACAGCAAAATTCTTTGGAGGAAATGTTAAAGCATTAACCAATGCCGCTGTAGAAGCTGCTAAATTAGGCGTAAGTTTAGATCAAATGGTTAAAACGGCTGATTCCTTATTAGATATAGAATCTAGCTTAGCTAATCAATTTGAATTTATGGCCTTAACTGGTAAAGAAATTAATTTTGATGAGGCACGTCGATTAGCAGCAAATAATGACATTGCAGGTGCTACTAAGCTAATATTAGACGGAATGGGTGGAATTGCCGAATTTCAAGAAATGGATACATTCCAAAAAGAAGCCGCAGCTAAGGCAGCGGGAATGTCTGTTGAAGAATTATCTAAATCGTTAGCAATTCAAGAAAAATTAGGCGATGCTACTGCAGACCAATTGGCCGCTGCGCAAGGCTTAGGTTTGACGGCAGCCGAAATAGCTAACTTAAGCGATGAAGATCTGCAGACTCGGTTAGAACAAGAACAATCTGCTAAAAAACTAAATGCAAATTTTACAGATTTAGGAAATGAATTGAAATTATCATTGCTACCTGTAGCAGAATCATTATTAGCTATTATATCAGCCATCAGCCCAGTCTTAAAAGTCGTTGGAATCTTAGTTAAAGCGATTATGTCACCATTAATAGGTGTATATGAAATGTTCGATGCTATGTATAAAATATTAACAGGTTCTACCGATCAATTATCTGCAATGGGTGAAGTACTTGGTGTCGTTGGTATTGCATTAGCTGCAATTGGCTCGGCAATAGCAATAGGCTTTTTACCAGCTATAATATCTGCAGCATATGGAGCGTTGGCCATGGCAGGTAGCTTAATTGCTGGTGCATTTGCAGCATTGGGTCCATTTGGTATTCCATTAGGAATTGCTGCAATAGCCGGCTTAGCATCAATGGTAATGCCTAGTATTTTTAAGGCAGAATCGGCAGGCGATATGTTCTCCCCGGCCGATGGTAGAACTCAAATATCAACTAAAGAGGGTGGATTATTTCAATTATCTAAAAATGATGATGTTATAGCAGCCCCTGGCCTGGCAAATGCAATGGCTGGAATAACATCTCCTGAAACAATAATCGCACCGCCAGCTGGAACAAATACTAATACCGCCGGTAGCACAGATATGAGCACAACAAATGCATTACTAAATCAATTGGTAAACAATATAAGTGCATTATCAAATAGACCAGTACAAATAGTAATAGGTGGTAGAGTAGTAGATGAAATCAAAGCACAGGCAGATATTAATAGTACTTATGTAGTAGGAGCGGGATAATGGCATTAACAGAATTAGTATCGAATTTATCAACCGGCCAAGTTGGATTGCCATTATCCGCTACTCCATATGCAGAAGAAACCACATATCCATTTCCGGCACCTACCGGTCCAGGAAGCGGTAATGGAGCTCCTCAGGATGGTACTTTATTTAATGATAGTGATAACAATGGTATTCCGGACAGAATGCGTCGCGGATTTAGCACTACCGGTTTAGTAACTGATTTTGGATTGAAAGAAGCTTCTTATAACAAATTCAATTTAAGAACGGATTCCTGGAATGCAAATAGCCTAGGACCTGCAACGGATCAACCTTTCATATTACGAGGTTTGCAAAGAGCCGGAGAAACGGAACCTCAATACTGGGGAGGATTTGCAGATACTATTAGCGATACTCCTCGAGGCGGTATTTCTGCATTTGTAGAAAGAGATTTAGTAGATAAAGTAAGAATAGGAAAATTTCTACTATCACCAAAAGGATTAGCATATTCAGCTAAGCAATTTGGATTGCAGGTAATGAATCCAAATGTAGAAAGTTTCTTAGGAGTACCAATACCAATACCGGCCCCATTAACGAACAAATTTTACAATCCACTATCACCGCTTTATCAGAATCCATTATTAGGAGTTCGTGCACGTAGAGATACTATATTGCCGGTTGATATAGGCTATCGTTATGGAGATATATTTACTATACGTAATGTTACTGGATTAGGTACTCAATTCAACCGTCTAAATTTATTAAGACAAGAAACCTTTGGTCCTATAGGAACTGCAACCGGTGCTGCAGTAGGAATAGCACCAGGATTACCGTTTCTTACATTAACATCTGTAACTGGTCCTAAATCGGTATTTGGATTAGGTATTACACCTATAAGTCGATATACCAATACATCGCTATCACAATATAATTTATTAGGTCCGAATTTCACTAACGGATTGGCATTTGTTACTAATCCTATAGCATTGATAGATGTGACGAAACAATCTACGGCTGCGAGTGGAATAGCTTATAATGCAGCTAGATATACAGATCTTAAACCATATTTAGGATTAGTACCATCCTATGATCCGGGATCAGATGATTCCATATGGTCTAATACAGGAAATGCTAAGCTTAGTAAAATAATAAAAGACCCTACATCATTCCCAGGAAATTCCAAAGTATTAGGTAATGATCGTAATTTAACTGATTTTACTAAGCGATATAATACAGTAGCGTATGGTCAGCTAGAACGTAATACTGCAATACATGATTTTAGATCGGATTTATCTAATCCAGTTGATTATCCGTTCGGTATAAAATCAACTAATACCGGCATCGGTAAAAATGCTAAGGATCAAGAGTACAAGGATAGCAATTTAGTTAAAAGAATTGGTATTGGTGATTACGGTGCAATAAATTTAGATAGAAGTGATCCACGATATGTACTAGATAACAATACCACTGTTATTACATCGCACAAAGACAAAGCCGACCAATTGGTATTAGGTAATAGTACGAAAGATTTGGTTCAATTTGTAATACAGATATTTGAAGACAACCAATATAAAACTGTAACACGATTTAGATCGTATATTGATAGTGTATCAACTAGCTTCAATCTAAGTGTTAAATCAGTATTTCCAGCAAACGCTGTTATACCATTCGATGCTTATGATAGAACGGTACGTCAATTGAGCGTTGATTTTAAAGTACCTATATTATCTGCTGTAGAACGTGAAATTATTATGGGTAAATTAAATACTCTAGCTAAGCTACAATACGGTATACGCAGTACTACAAATTCTGGTAATGATGCAGCTTCGAGTGCAGAATTCTCAGATCCCCGTCTCAATGATAATGACAACGATGCTAATGAAACGACCCCGGGAGATGTTTCGGATGAAAAGCCCCAAGCAGCTCCTCTTAGAATTAAAATTGGTAACTTTACAAGTATAGGATGTATAATAAATAGTTTATCATATGATATTGATAATGAAACACCATGGGATATAGATTATGAAACGCCAATGATTGTTAATGTATCATTACAGGCAACAGAAACTGCAGCTGCATATAGAGCAGATGAAATTTCAAATTTTGCATATAGACAATCAGGTAAACTAATAGGATAATTTATGTATCGAGGAATATCAACCAATAAAATTGCCAGAGAAAATATTAATGGAACTTTAGGTCCTAAATATTATAGATCTAGTATTATAGATAGTTACGTGCCAGATTCCCGTGATACATATTTTTATTCACGTGAAGGTGATCGTTTAGATTTGCTAGCTAATGAATTTTACAATGATGTCACATTGTGGTGGGTTATAGCATCAGCAAATAATCTAGGAAAAGGTACATTCTCTATACCACCTGGAAAATTAATACGAATACCGTATAATCGAGATTTTAAATAGTTATTATGGCTAGCGATATATTTTTTAATACTACTTATAAAGATACTCTTATTGCAGACCTAGGAAATCGGTTCGGAGCCTTATCAGAAAAAGTACAAGTGAGAAATAAACTCTCGAAACTGTCACCGGTAGTAAATAATATTAAAGTTAATGCTGTTTTTTTTGATAATACCAATGAACAAACTATAATCGCTAGATTTAAAAATGAATTATTGACTAAATATACAAATAAAAATGGAGAAACGGTTGAAGTTCCTTTTCAATCAACAAGAACTAATACAACTCCACAAATAACAGATATTAATATTGATATTGGCGGAACTGATAAAACAGGTCGAGTTGTAAAAGGTTCAATGACGATAGAACTTACAGGTCATAATAATCTGGAAATTTTATTATCTAATGTAGCTGTAATAGGCAACTCATTTGTAATTGGCGTAAAAAATGTATGGAATAAAGGTATATTAGCATATCCTGAAGCCAATGAATTATCATTTCAATGTAGAGTATTTAATTTTAGTTATACTGCCGGAGGAGAATATGAAACAAGCTGGAAGGTAACAATTGACTTTATGTCTTCCAGTACTGGATATTCTAATCTTAATGTGTTTTCACCGATAAATATAAAGTCTGATAAGATACCATCCTGGTGGCCGAAATCATTTAGAGCCCGAGATGAATCTGGTGACGTGACAACTGAATCTGAAAATGTGACCAACCTTAATGAACTATTTTTAGCTATTTATGATGAGCTTGATCAATCTACAAAATTTAAAGATGCAGTTCCTCTAAAAGTTAAAGACAAATATATAGTACTAAAGCAAACAGTAAAGGCAAATGACATTGAAGCCCCATGGTGGGATGGACAGCCAACTACTTTAACTGAATATTATATAACTTTAGATGGTATTATAAATATCGTTAATTCATATATCAAATATCAGGCTAAAGAATCTGAAGATGAACAACTAGAAGAATTCGAGATTACATATCCATTAGATGAAGCTGGAAATAAGGTATATACTGGTAATTGGACTGAATATATAATATCTGCAGACCCTGGCAGGATATTATTATTAAATACCAAATCTAGATTTTTTAATTTTAAAACGTCGACAGGTCCTAGTACGGTATATAAAGCTACTAAATCTAAATATGAAAATTCTATATCTTATTATAATACAGATACTACACGAGGCGATATACGTAATATTTTTATATCCAGAACTGTATTAATAGAAATTGCAGATAAAATTTTAACAAATAAATCATCTGATGAAACCATTAAGGCAAAGTCTATCAATCTTTTTTTTAAAAAAATATTTGATGAAATAAAATTACAGACAGGTAATATTATCGATTTAAGATTATCACCGAATGTACAAGCAGCATCTACGGGTAATAATGATACTAATTTAACAGTTATCGATTTTAATGCAACTCCAAAGCTTGAAGCATTACCTGAGCCTATAGGATTTTATATATATCCCGGAACCCAAGGACATATTATTAATTTTGAAGAAAAAAATGGATTTACAATAACAGGAAAGGTACCGCAATCTTTAGCATCAAAAGCATTTGTTAAAAATGCTAATATCATAGCATCGCCTGAAAATTCAAATACTCCTAATAATCAAATAATTGCAACATTAACGGATTCAGAAATTAATACACTTAAAGATAAGTTAAAAACGCTTACTAGTAAATATGGTAGTAATTTAGATAAGCTAAGTAGCGATACGACCTTAATACAGGATATTTTAAGAGAATTATATAATGCGAATATAATAAATACTGAAAGCAAGACGGTACCAAATACAACTGATATTATTGAAAGCAAGCGAGTAACAACAACATTAGAGTTAAGCATACAATCAAATGGTATTAATGGATTTGAATGGGGACATGGATTAGTAATTAAGCCATTACCATCTACTGTACCAGATAACACAGCATTTATGATAACTAAAATTAATCATAAAGTTGCAACTCCAAAAGACAGTACTGAAAAGCAATGGATTACAACATTAACTTGTCAAGCTACAATAAAAAAATTCAAACCACCACAAATTTATTATGGAGAATAAATGAGTCGATGGAAAACTAAAATACGATATGGATATACCACTAACGGTGAATTCATAAACACGCTCACAACAGAAACATATGAAGGACCATTCTTTGAACTGCGTGGTCGGTATTATGAATCTAATCCCAATAGCCAAACATTGAGTCAATACGAACTAACAAGAATACCGGTATCACTAAACAACGCAAACACAAAAAAGTATAATGAATTAACGGATGGCACATTCCAACCAAGACGCATAATTCAACCTTACTTTCCAGTACCAACAGAATCGGATTATCAAAACTCATTCTTTACTCGATATATAGTGCAAAAGCGAAACGAGCGTCAATTCATATATGAAGTATCAGCTGCCAATTACGCAGAGATATCTGCTTCTCCGCTATTTGCTTCGGCTACACTACAATGGCAATTGATAGGTACGGAATCAGATGTTGCAAAAAAGAATGCTGATGAGATCCGAAAGGCATCTGCAAATATTATTGGATTACGAGATTTTCTTACTATATTAACTGAGTTTCGAGTACCGTTTAAAACTGATGCAGAATTCAGCGAAACGAAACTTTGATATATTTATATTAAAGGTTAAAGTATGAATCCATCCTCTTTACGCATATCATTAGTATCATTACTCAATGAGATAACTCCCGGCCAATTGAAAAATAAATTGATAAAGGGAGTACCTTTAACCCCTGAAGAATTAAATGTACGTAAGCTCGATTTACGCAATACTGATATCACTTCATTACCTCCCGGCCTTAGAGTTAAAGGTAATCTCGATTTAGAAGGTACCAAAATCACCACATTACCTGATGATCTTGAAGTTGGTGGTAATCTCGATTTAGAAGGTACCAAAATCACCACATTACCCAACGACCTTAAGGTTGGTGGATTTCTTGTTATTAACAAGACTGAAATTACCACATTACCCAACGACTTAGGGGTTAGTGGTATTAATGCCATCGGTTCAAAGCTCACATCGCTACCTGACAATCTCGAAGTTGATAGTCATCTTTATTTAAGTGATACCCCAATCACTTCATTGCCTAAAAATCTTAAGGTGGGTGGTAGTCTTTATTTAAAAAATACCAAAATTACTTCGCTACCTGACAATCTCGAAGTCGGACTAGATCCAGCCTATATAGGGTACGCCGATCTCGATTTAAGGGGTACCCCAATCACTTCATTACCTAAAGGACTCAAAGTTGGTGGTAATCTTAAATTACAAGATACCAAAATTGCTTCATTACCTGATGACGTCGAGGCCCAAATAATCTGGATGCGTGGTACCCCAATCACTTCATTACCTGATAATTTTACGTTTAATGGTTCACTTGATTTAAGTGAAACCGGAATCACCAAACTACCAGATAATCTTAAGGTCAGTGGTCATCTTTGGTTAGATGATACCAAAATCGCTTCACTGCCTAATAATCTTAAGGTTGGCAAAGACCTCAGGTTAACTAATACTCCAATCACTTCATTACCCGACGATCTCGAAGTTGGCGGCGGGTTTGATTTAAGGGATACCGAACTCACTTCGCTGCCTGCAGGATTCAAAGTTAAAGGCAATCTTATCGTACCTAAAGCTACCACTTCATTACCAGCCGATCTTACTGTTCGCGGCAGTTTAAAATTAGGTGGTACTGCGATCACTTCATTACCAGATGATCTTAAGGTAGGTGACACCCTCGATTTACGTGATACTGGAATCGTATCGATACCTAATAGGCTTAGGGTTGGTTATGCTCGGCCTGTTCAATATAATGAACAATTAGGTTATCATCTTGATTTGAGAGATACTCCGTTAGCTAAACAATATAGAAAACAAGCTAAAATTGTACGCAGTGCGCCTGGGTATGTTCCGAAATTTTCTAATAGCGAAAGCGATGGGGATGTTGCAGGTAGGCTACTTAGACGAGATATTGAATCGAAAGGTGGTAAAGTCGGTAGAATATTTATCTAGGATTATTGAAATTATTTTCTTAAATTCATTATGTGAGAATAATTGAGAGTATACCGGAACTAGAGAACTTCAAAGATGAGTTAGCTAAGTCTAGGAGCTTTTGGATTCCAATCTATTCAGACCAATATCAGCATTACGTAAACACCCGATTATCATTCTTATACATTTATTTAATTGATTTAGATGATGCTTATATAGTACCATTCAATCATAAAGATTGTATATGCCTGGAAATCGAACGTCTACGTGAACTTACCTCGCCACGTGATATCTATGTATTAAACAAGAAACGATTTATACATTTCTATTCAAACGAAGTCTATGACGCTGATTTGGTATCTTATTGGCAAACGAATTTATCGTTGGATTTAGAAGATACGGAAACTCCGGCTCATGCATGGTTTGCCAAATGGTATCACAATGAAACCAATATCAATGATATCATACCAATAACTCGACATTATGAGAGATGTGGTGATATTGTGAAGAAGTTCATGAAGTCATACAACACGTTCAGTAAAGATGATTTGTTTGTGATATACGACCATATGGTAATAGATAATTTGTATTCTATTGAACAATCTGGATTGCAAGTTGATTATCCTAAATTCTTAGAATCATTTAAAACTAACAATCTATTCCGCAATACAGCTTATACAGAATACAATATATATACATCCACCGGAAGGCCTTCTAATAAATTTGGAGGAGTAAATTATGCTGCTTTGAATAAAGAAGATGGTTGCCGAAAGTCATTCGTATCTAGATATTCAGCTGGAATGCTTATTGAAATGGATTATGATTCATATCACTTACGGTTAATGGCTAAACTGATAGGATATGAGTTGCCAAAGGAATCCATACATGCTTATTTTGGTAAGCATTATTTTGGCACGGATAATCTGAGTCCGGAACAGTATGAGGAAAGCAAACAGATAACGTTCCGGCAACTATATGGAAGAGTGGATGACAAATATGCACATATAGAATTCTTTCAAAACACAAGCAAATTCATTGAAGAATTATATCAATCGTTTCATACCAACGGATATATTGCAACACCATTGTTTGGAAGGCGTATTACGAAATCTGCTAATCCAGGAATGACAGCAACCAAATTATTCAATTATTATTTGCAAGCAACAGAAACGGAATACAGTATATCATCCATACAAGCAGTTAATGAAGTGTTACAAAATCGTAATAGCAAACTAATACTATATACTTATGATTCTCTGCTATTTGATTATGATATGCGCGATGGTAAAGAATGTATTATTGAACTAAAAGAAGCAATGAGTAATAGCGGAGACTTTCCAGTTAAGATCAAAGCTGGCGCCAATTTACATGATATGATTGACGTTACCGGTAAAGTATTGGTTTAGGTCGATATTTATTTAAAACGTAAACTAGGCCGGAATGAATATTAATGACGATGTAATACGTGAATGGTTTTATCGACTACCAAAAGGTTATGCAGAAGCTCCTTATTCAGAATCAGAATTGTCAGTATTAGCGGATGTAATTGCTGAACATGATGCCACTATAAAAAAGGTTATACCAGAAGCAGTGGAGTTGGTTACTGAGGAAGATGAAGTTGATGATGTACAACCTTCCACTGAAACTAAACCATTAGGAATAAATGCTAGTGATTGGAGTGAAATATTAATCCAAATCTCAAATGCTAAATCTAAATTAAATGAAATAGCTATATTAGCACAAGCGACAATGGACCATTATACACCAACATGGGCTAAACCATTAGGATTTAATGATGCAGGATTTATGATATTTAAAAATTGGAAATCATATGCTGATAAATACTTAGAAAATTTAGGACAATCCAGTACTGGAATATCTGCTGGTCTTCTAGTTGAATATGCTATATCACAACTTGCTACAGAAAAAGGACTAGATGTAGCTGAACTTGCAGGAGCAGGAGCAACTCGAAAAGGTGTTGATGTTATAATCGCAGGAGATGATATAGAAGTAAAGTCTAGCCAAAAGCCATCGGCAGTTAACTTGCAGCTGCAAACGTCATTTCCTAAAGATAATCCTGATGCATATTATATAGTAGCTTCTGGTACTAGCACTAACGATTTAAATCTTTTGTTAGTTAATTCGCAACTTTTACGACGGGCGCTGTTAGGTGAAGAATTATATGATACAAAGATTAATGCGGCTGCATTGGAAAAAGCAATAGATAATGTATTAGCTAGTTATAATCTTAAGGATTTACTTTTAAAATCAATTGCTGGGGATGATACATCAGAAATTAAAAAGGCATATTCATTAGGAAATGGTGTTGCTATTAATTTCAAAGTATTCTTTTCAATTAATTCACTACGCGATTTAGAATCAGCTGCCAAAGCTAATAACAAAGGGTAATGAGTGAGGCCACAACTGCTATGTACATTTGCACATCGCAATGATTTAAATATCATTATAGATTATGTCACGGCCTCTTACACAATACCAGAGAATAGATTGTTTGTGTTTAGTAATGCAGATACCCCAGATGATTTATACATAACATTTAATATAGAACCAGGTGCAGCTAAAAGAACTAGCAATACAATATCAATACACCGTAAAAAAGAAACCAATACATTATATACAGTTAACGCATTGAATGCAGTTGTAAAATCATGTAACAATGGAGTTTTAGATAAAAGTTTCATTATCGATTGGAATCGTTACAAAAATTCCTTATTATTAACAGCCGAGGATGAATTACGGCATATTAGATTGGATTTTTATAGGCGCGTGAATTTGTAACGCAAACATATTTATAAACGAATACTATTAATAACAGGAAACACCGAATGGCAAATTTAAAATCACAATACCGAAGATTATTTGAAGGAAGAACATCCTCTAATGATAGTGCTTTACTTCGAGAGGATGCAAAATCAGATTTCGAGAGCATGGAGTTTGGTAAGCAATTAAAGAAAGAATTTGACGCAGATAAATCATATGAAAGTGATATTGCGCGTCAGTTTGATATGCTATTAGCAGCACATGTGCGCGCTCATGATGAATTTCCTGACGAATATGAAGAATTCGAAGCGTTAGATAATTTAAGTGATGATCTTCGCAAAATACCATATAATCAGGAAGGACTTTCTGGAGAATGGGCAGATCCTTATTATAAAGGTATGAGCCTAAATAATATGCCAAATGAAATAGGTGGCCTAAGCGATTTAGTTGATGAAGGAGCTCCAGATGAGGTGCTAGCACAATATCTACCAACGATGTACCAAAGCGCCGCACGACTTGGACCATATGGATATGATATATAACAAAAGAAAACACCGAATGAAAAAACCATTACTAGATACATTTAAACGCATTGGCGGAAAGCTCAATGAAGCATATGCATGGGAACGTCAACCAGGCAAACCATTACCAACAATAAAAGACGTTGCCGCAGCACATCAATCTAAATCATTGCGAGAAGCCGACGAAGATGGAAAGCCATGGGAATCGAGTGATGGATGGGATGAATATTGGTTTGAGGATACAGGTGTAATGGAAGTATTAGATCTAGCCCAGAGAATTCAATATGAAATTAAGAATGCTAGACGTGGGTCCTATGCCATCGATGAAGATAGTATATTTGCAATGAAAGATGCACTAGTCGAGATTCAGGAAATGCTTCGTGATGCAATTGATAACATTGAGGCTGAGATTCCAGATGATATGTCAGATCCATATTATAATTGATCGACATACCAAATAAATTAACAATTAACAATTAACAATTTTTTTCAATACTTTTTTACAATTCATTAGGATTCGTGAAAGAAAGTATTTATATTACCAATTAATTATTAACCATTAACAAAAAAAAGGATTAAAAAATGGCAATTAATTTAGATGCAATCCGAAGCAAACTTGACAAGCTTCAAAATCAGACAACCAAGCAAAACAACCTTTGGAAGCCTGAACCTGGTAAGCAACAAATCAGAATCGTTCCTTATCAGCACAACAAAGAAAATCCATTCCTGGAAATGCATTTTCATTACGACTTAGCTAAGCGTAATTATTTATCACCAATGACATATGGTCGTCCTGATCCGGTAATTGAATTCGCTGAAAAGCTAAAGTCATCTGGTAATTCCGATGAATGGAAGCTAGGTAAGAAAATGGAACCTAAGATGCGTACTTATGTACCTATTGTTGTACGTGGTAAAGAATCTGAAGGTGTTAAGTTTTGGGGCTTTGGAAAAACAGTTTATACTGAACTATTAGGATTTATCGCAGATCCTGATTATGGTGATATTACGGATCCAATGAACGGCCGTGATATTAGTGTAGAATTTACGCCATCTGATTCTCCAGGAACATATCCTAAGACAGCAATTCGTGTAAAACCTAATACATCTCCAATAACTGAAGATCGTAATATCGCTGAACTAATAGCTAGCAAGCAACCAAATATCTCGGATATCTTCAAAGAGCCTACTTATGAGGAACTAGAGAAGGCTTTAGAGAATTGGTTGAATCCTGAAGAAGGAGAAGAGGCTAGTACGTCACAAGCATCAAATGATACTGCACAACCAGCTCCAGCTAGTAAAGTTGATAATGTTGCAGATGCATTTGATGAATTGTTCAACAATTAATTTATAGAAAAGGTTATAAATGGCTAAAACAAAGCAAGAACAAACTGATGATCTGGCCGGAGAGTTAGCAGCTGCATTGAATAGTAAATTTAAAAATACTAATCATAAAACAGCTTTCTTTCTAGACGGAGATACCGATACACCAGCTGATGTAAAAGGCTGGGTTGGTACCGGTTCATCAATGCTTGATCTCGCTATATCAAATCGACCTAACGGTGGATTTCCAGTTGGCCGTATAACAGAAATTACAGGTCTAGAAGCATCGGGTAAGTCATTATTGGCTGCCCATGCTCTAGCCAATACTCAAAAGCAAGGTGGAATGGCAGTGTATATAGATACAGAAAATGCTATTAGCCGAGAGTTTTTAGAAGCTATTGGATTGGACTTGCAAAAACTGTTATATGTTCCATTGGAGACGGTTGAGGATATATTCGAGGCGATTGAGAGTATTATCGCATCTGTTCGTAAATCTAATAAGGATCGTCTGGTTACAATTGTTGTGGATTCTGTAATGGGAGCATCAACAAAACCAGAAATGGAAAAAGAATACGATAAGGATGGTTATGCAACTCAGAAAGCAATTATCTTATCTAAAGGTATGCGAAAGCTAACCAACATGATTGGCCGTGAAAAGATCTGTCTATTGTTTACTAACCAATTACGTACGCGATTGGGAGTAAGTTTTGGTGATCCATGGACAACTTCTGGTGGTAAAGCAATTCCGTTTCATTCTTCAGTAAGATTAAGATTGAAATCAATCGGACAAATCAAAATGAAAGTCAAAGGAATTGATCAAATCATAGGTATCAAAACACGAGCTCAGGTTATTAAAAACAGAATGGGACCACCATTGAAATCAATTGATTATGAAATATATTTCGAATCAGGTATTGATGATTTTGGTGGATGGTTACATGTCATGAAGGATCATAAAATTGTTAAGCAAGCTGGCGCTTGGTACACGTATACTACTGATGCTGGAGATGACGTTAAGTTCCAGTCTAAGGATTTCGAGAAACTAGTTACTGCAGATGATGAGCTGCGTGATGAAATCTACAAGAAAATTTGTGATTCATATATCTTTACTTATAAACCAGGTGAGGATATTGGTATTGATGATGTTTCCGTTGATGAAGAATTTGTAAATGAAGAAGGATAGGTTTCAAGAGATATTGGCTGAAATCAATAACGATAAGTTAGAACAGGAAGGCCAAAATCAAAATAGTCATATTATGGTAGTGGATGGACTTAACATGTTTATCCGAGTATTCTCAGCAATACCATCCTTAAATGATGATGGAGACCATATTGGTGGTGTTGTCGGATTTCTGCGGTCATTAGCTGCAGTTATCCGGCAGCATAAGCCAACGCGTTGCATTGTGGTATTTGATGGTAAAGGTGGTTCAGCTCGACGCCGAAAAATATATCCAGACTACAAGGCAAACCGAGCTGTTAAAACAAGACTCAATCGTCATGAAGAATTTGATAATATTGAAGATGAACAAGCTTCGATGCGACGACAATTTTCTCGAATGATTGAGTATCTAAATCTACTACCATTAACAGTTATGGCTATAGATAATATCGAGGCAGATGATGCAATAGCATATATTGCAAATGAGATTTATACAAAGGCAAGTCAGAAGGTTACTATAGTATCAACGGATAGAGACTTCCTGCAATTAGTTAATAATCGAATTCAGGTGTGGAGTCCGGTTAAAAAGAAACTATATACACCTGAGGTTGTTGTGCAAGAGACAGATATCCATTGTGATAACTATCTTCTGTACAGAACGTTTAGTGGGGATATATCAGACAATATACCAGGAGTTGATGGTGTAGGGTTAAAAACACTTATAAAAAACTATCCAATGTTACAAACACAAAAAATGTCATTGGATGAAATCAAAGAATATACAGCAGATCAAGTAAATAATAGCAAGCTTAAAATATATCAAAAAGTACAAGCTGGAATTGATTCCGGTATACTAGATCGTAATTATCGATTAATGCAATTGCAGGAAGTTGATATCTCTGGCTCAGCAAAAATGCTGATATTAGATAAAACGAGAGAAACGGTGCACTGTACAAATATACTAGAGTTTAAAAAGTTATTCATGCTTGATAAATTATACACGTCTATTAAAGATGTTGATAGTTGGATGCTAAACTCTTTTAATTCATTAAATGCTTATGCAAGCATTTGATATTTGAAAAATTTATTATATAATTGATGTATGACCGATCGCTTAGCTAATTTTGGATATACATTCCAAATCAAAGTAATAACATCCTTATTGGCAGATAAAGTATTTATGCAGCAGATATCTGATATCTTGTTGCCTACCTATTTTGAATCAGAAGCAAACCAATGGATAGTTGATACTATATTGGAATATGGACAGGAGTATAAATCATCTCCAACTCTTGAAGTAATGAAAGTCAAGCTTGAAGATGTAGATAATGATATACTTAAAACTCAGATCGTAGATCATTTAAAAGATGCATGGAAGTATGTAGGTGCAGAAGATTTAGAGTTTATTAAAGAACAAGCTATTAATTTTTGCCGTAATCAAGAAATTAAAAAAGCTATATTAGATTCAGTACCACTATTAAATAAAGGTGAGTATGAGGCTATTAAAGGTAAGATTGACACTGCTTTAAAGGCAGGTGGTGATAAAGATATAGGACACGAATATATGACTAGTATAGATGAACGATATACAGAATCGGTTAGATTTCCTCAAGAAACCCCATGGGATGTTATTAACGATTTAACAGATGGTGGTTTAGGAAAAGGGGAATTAGGAGTAATGGTTGCTCCTGCAGGTATTGGTAAGTCTTGGGCGTTAATGAATATCGGAGCACATAATGTTAAAAAAGGCAAAACTGTATTGCATTATACATTAGAGCTTAATGAGGCATATGTTGGTCTTCGGTATGATTCAGTTATAACCGGCATTGCAAATCAAAATCTTAAGCATTATCAAGATGAGGTAAAAGAGAAATTATCTAAGATTGAAGGTGAATTAATTATCAAATACTATCCAACTAAAACAGTATCAGTATTAGGTATCAAATCACATGTTGAAAAATGCATAATGCAAGGAAAGAAACCAGATGTGGTAATTGTAGATTATGCCGATTTGCTACGAGGACACGGTCAAGAGAAACGACATGAACTAGAAGGTATTTATGAAGACCTTAGAGGACTAGCAGGGGAATATGAAATACCAGTCTGGACCGCATCGCAAGCGAATCGGTCAGCTCTCGAGGAAGATATAATTGGAGCGGATAAGATTGCAGAATCATATGGTAAAGTAATGGTAGCTGATTTCATTATATCACTATCTAGAAAGGTAACAGATAAATTAGCTGGTACTGGTAGATGGCACGTAATTAAAAATCGATTCGGTCCTGATGGTATTACATTGCCAAGTAAAATGAATACATCTAACGGGCAATTTGACATCTATAATGATAATTCAGTACAAGGTAAAGATACTCAGAAACAAATGTCTAATGGAAATGAATTAGCAAGGAAGATGTTGTCTCAAAAATTTAAGGAAATTAAGAGCGGCGATTTTGGATAAAAAAACTTAACTTTATTAACTCAAAATATAGCGTATTAGTGATGCGCGTTCATATTTATATAAGAATTCATAAATATCGAGGCGCGTCGGTTATTAAATAATCATTAAAAAAATTAAGGTCGTAAATGGAACTATCTAACCGGATACTCAGCGATATCACAGTACATATGAAGTATGCAAAATATCAGCCTGAGCTACAAAGACGTGAAACATGGGAAGAATTAGTAACACGTAATAAAGAAATGCATATCAAAAAATATCCTGCTATTAAAGATGAAATCGAGGCAGCATATCAATTTGTATATGATAAAAAAGTATTACCATCAATGCGTAGTTTGCAGTTTGGTGGTAAGCCTATTGAAATATCTCCAAACAGAGTTTACAATTGTGCGTATTTACCAATAGATGATTGGAGATCATTCTCAGAAGTTATGTTCTTGTTGTTAGGTGGTACTGGAGTAGGGTATTCAGTTCAACAGCATCATGTTGATGCATTACCAGAAATACATAAACCTAATTTTGAACGTAACCGTAGATATTTAATTGCGGATTCAATTGAAGGATGGGCAGATGCTATAAAAGTTTTAATGAAGAGCTATTTCTTTGGAGGGTCTAGACTGAAATTCGATTTCAGTGATATTAGACCAAAAGGTGCTCGTTTAGTTACATCAGGTGGTAAAGCACCTGGTCCTCAACCTCTTAAAGAGGCGTTGGTAAAAATAGAGGGAATACTAAATGAGAAACAGAATGGCGAGAAGCTCAAAGCTATTGATGTTCATGATATCGTTTGTCATATTGCTGATGCCGTTCTCGCTGGTGGTATTAGGCGTGCTGCACTTATATCGCTATTTTCGGCAGACGATGATGAAATGATTGCATGTAAAGCTGGTAATTGGTGGGAATTGAATCCACAGAGAGGCCGAGCTAATAATTCAGCAGTACTAATGCGACATAAAATTACAAAGGAGTTCTTTATGAGCCTTTGGAAGCGTATTGAAGCATCTGGTGCTGGAGAACCTGGCATATATCTTTCAAATGATAAAGATTGGGGTACTAATCCGTGTTGTGAAATAGCACTAAGACCATACCAATTCTGTAACCTATGTGAGGTAAATGCATCGGATATCGAATCACAAGAAGATTACGAATCCAGAGTAAAGGCAGCTACATTTATTGGTACACTTCAAGCTGGATATACCGATTTTCATTATTTAAGGCCAGTTTGGCAAAGAACAACAGAAAAGGATGCTCTTATTGGTATTTCAATGACCGGTATAGGATCAGGTACAGTATTAGGTTATAATATGAAGTCCGCTGCTAAACTAGTTAAAGAAGAAAATGCCAGAGTAGCAGAATTAATTGGTATCAATAAATCAGCAAGATGTACAACCGTTAAACCTGCAGGAACAACTTCATTAACCTTAGGAACGTCATCTGGTATTCATGCATGGCACAATGATTATTATATTAGGCGAGTGAGAGTAGGTAAGAATGAAGCTATTTATACATATCTAGCTATTCATCATCCAGAATTAATTGAAGATGAGTATTTCCGGCCACATGATACAGCTGTGATATCAGTACCACAAAAAGCACCAGCTGGGTCAATATTGAGAACCGAATCACCATTTCAATTATTAGAAAGAGTAAAGCGAGTTCATTTAGAATGGATCAAGTCAGGTCACCGGTCCGGTTCAAATACTCATAATGTATCTGCTACTATATCAATTCGAGATCATGAATGGGATTCTGTAGGAGAGTGGCTTTGGAACGAACGCGCGCATTATAATGGATTATCCGTATTACCATATTCAGATCATACATATAACCAAGCTCCATTCGAAGATATCACAGAAAGCGAGTATGAGCGATTAATGAAATCATTATCTAATATAGACTTGTCAAAGATTGTTGAATTAGATGATGATACAGATCTATCGGGAGAATTAGCTTGTTCTGGAGCTAGTTGTGAAATAATTTAATTTATAAAATTTTGTTCGTCTTGTATATTTATTAATATAAACCATTATAATGGATACTATTATGATAATATACAAGACAACAAATTTAATTAATGGAAAAATCTATATCGGAAAGGATAAACATAATAATCCTAACTATATAGGTTCTGGTTTAAGTTTACAGAATGCTATTAAAAAATATGGTAAAGTCAATTTTCAAAAAGAAATTTTAGAATATTGTGATTCAGAGGAACATATGTTAGAGCGAGAAATAATTTGGATACATAAGCTTAATTCAACAGATCGTGCAATTGGATATAACATGACAGTTGGTGGTAACGGAGGTAATACTAGAATAAATTATACAGACCAACAACTAACTGAATATAAAGATAAACTATCACATGGATTGCGTAATTCTAAAAAATATGCTACCTTTATTAAAAATAAAACAGGTACTAAACGACCAGACCATTCGAAAAAAATGAAAGAATTATATCGATCGGGTAAACTAGTACCGCACAATAAAGGAGTTCCATGTCCACAGCATGTAAAAGATATCTTATCTAAAAGATTAAAAGGAGTAAAATTAACCGAGGAGCATAAAGCTAAGATTGGAAAAAGTAAATGTAAAGCAGTTGAAGTGTATACATTGGAAGATGTTTATATTGAGACTTTGCCTAGTATAAAAACAGCTTCTAAGAAATATAATGTAGGCCGCGACAGTATTTATGGGTGTTGTATAGGCAAGTATAAACAAGGAGCAGGATATAAATGGAAATATGCGAGGTAGTTTAACATATTCATATTTAGGTACGGAGGATTGGATATACACCATGTATATCCTTTCTTCACCTAAAAAAAGTTGAAAAAAAGTTTCTGAAAAGGTTGGTCGCGTACGTTTTTTTCTTATCTTTAGATATAACCTTTAAAGAAAGAGAAAATGAGAAAAGTTGAAATGATTGTCCTGAGCCATTTGAATGATGCAATGTTAGAGATGCATATGGAATCGCTGAAAGATCAAGCTTATATGAGATTGCGATTTGTGAAATATCTAATCTTTCATTATCCAGATACCACCGTTGAAATCGATGTAAAGGCTGAGTTCAAGAAATTCCAGTCTGAAGAATCCGTAATTGAAAACCTTAATAAATAATAAAAAAATGAAAAAGTTATATTTCATAGCATTTGCTGTGCTTATTGCATTTGTATGTGTTTATCCAGTTACTTATTATAGTCAATGGGATACTCAAACAGCTACCGTTACCGGTAAAGAAAGAATCACCAAAGTATCAGACGGTAATGATAATAGTTATTATCTCGTCTATACAGATAAAGGTACCTTTAAGGTAAAGGATTCACTCATTCTGTTCCGGTTCAATTCCAGTGATCTATATGGTAGTATCAAAGCTGATAGTACCTATACATTCAGAACAGTAGGCTTCAGAGCCGGATTCTTATCAGAATATCCTAATGTAGTAACCATTAACTAATTAACTAATGTCAGAAGCAGAATTTTTAGCAGATGGTTGGGAGAAAGTAAATCTCGACGAAGGTAATGTGAACATAGGCGATAATATCGTTAATGGAAATGGATGTTTTGGCACTCTTGCCAAGATTACTAAGAAAGGCAAGTATGCGGTAAGATTTGATATGGATTATTCAGATGAACCGTTAACTAAATTTAGTCCGGCTAAATTCGAAAGATTCTTTCTTGTAGATAAGCGATAATATGGCATTTGTAGACGCACCAATCACAATAACATACAAGCTAAGTGAGAAAGCCAAGAAGGTACATAAAAAGACCTTCTATGGCACTCATATAGATCGTATTATTGATAAGCTTGAAAAGAACCGGTTACCAGGATTTACAGCTCGAACTGTAATCATGCATATAGGAATAGGAAAAAGATTTATAGATGGAAACTAACAGAACTACAATACCATATATGTCATTATATGATTATTATGGAAAGCCAATGGGTCGATGCTCATTAAGCGCGGATATATTCAATACTGCCCGGCGGTATGCTATTAAAATAGAAACGCGTCAGGTAAAAACAAAAACATATAGCGGTGATGTCATGCTATATCCAAAAGACTTCCTAGAGGCGTATGCAAAATTTCGGAAGGTAATAGATAACCTACCGGATTCTGCTAGACGTAAATTTTGATAATTGAGTTTTAATCGTTATATTATATAAATCAAAACAATAAAAATGAGTAAGCAAAAAGGTTTCAATTACAAAGAGATTGCAATGGATTTCAATTGGTATAAAATTCCATCATGCGATCAGGAATATCTACGTACCATGATGATGGAAACGGTTACTGATAATTCAGTTAAGTCCACAGGCATATCTTTCCGGGATACATATCCAAATGCATCTAATTTTGCATTGTTCCAGTCTGAAGATAACAAAGATAACTATGCAGCAGAGTTCGCATTGCCAACGGCAGGTACGGCATCACATCTATTGCATGGACGTAAATATTATGCAGTTTGGACATATGAAGGATAAGTATTATGGAATTCTGGTTACGTATAATCCATTTGTAAATAAATGGTGTACATTTAGTCGTAACGATGAAAAATATTACTGGATTGGAGAAGCCAAAACAGTAGGAAAAGGAGATTCTCCGGTTGCAGCTTTGGAAAATTATTTCTATATTATAGACAAAGAAAAGGATATAAATGGGAAAGTATCAATCAACTAAATTGTTTGAAAACTATTCTGTAGCTATTAGACAATGGAAAGCTCAGCATTCACATTGCCAATTGTTACATGGATATGCATTGAAATTCAAAGTATGGTTCGAATCTAATACTCCAGATGATGAGAATATGGGGTTAGATGATATGAATTGGATCGTTGATTATGGTGGATTCCAAGATCCTCCACGTGGCAATGGACTTAAAGCCTGGATGGACCATATGTGGGATCATACATTACTAATACAAGCAGACGATCCATATAGAGATGTATTTGAACAGATGGGTCAAATGGGTCTAGCTAAAGTTCATTTTCTTGAGAAGATGGGAGCTGAATCTTGTGCTAAAATAGTATTTGACCATTTTAATGATGTCTTATCTAAAACAGATGCTGGTAGATGTAGAGTCGTTAAAGTCGAGTGTTTTGAAAATGATAATAATTCAAGTATTTACGAGGAAACTAAATAATGGCAAATTCAGAAGAAGGTAAATTATTGATCTCTGAGGATTTCTATTCTATTCAAGGAGAAGGTAAAACGACAGGAGTACCATCTTATTTCATTAGATTAGCTAATTGCAATCTAACATGTGGTGCTACTGCGGCTTTTGTTAATAGGTTTAAGAAAGAAGAACGTGATGATACACCGGGTTCATTTCGAGGTGATCTAGAGCAGGCAGGTAAAGCTACATGGACATGTGATTCTATTCCAGAATGGGCGAAAGGTGTTAATCAGCCTTATGATTATCTAATCGAAAGATGGAAGGATGAAGGTATCTTACATGATATCGCATCCGGACTAATCCATATCATATGGACTGGCGGTGAGCCTAATATACCAATGCATCAGCGCGCAATCGTAGGATTCATGGAATACTTTGAAGAATATTGCTATGCATGTGATATTCCATTTACACCTTTCTGTGAAATAGAAACAAATGGTACTATTCCATTAACAAAAGAATTGGAATATTATATCGATCAAATCAATTGCTCGCCAAAGCTATCTAATTCCGGTATGAATGCTAAGCAACGTATTAGAGAGAATGCATTGGATTCTATTAGGTCACATCCTAATTATCAATTCAAATTTGTAATTTCAAATGAAGATGATATCAAAGAGATGTTTGATGATTTTATCAATGCATTTAACATTCCACTTACTAATGTATGTTGTATGCCTGGAATGGATTCGCGAGAAAATTTCCATGAACTAACTAAATGGGTAATGGAAATGGGTAAAAAGTATAAATTTATAGCATTGTCTAGAATGCACATTTCAGCTTACGACCAGACCACTGGTGTTTAAAAACAGGAGAAACTATGAAAATGAAACCAATGGGAGATATGCTCCTAATCAAAGTAACGGAAGAAGAAAAGAAAACTAGTTCAGGTATTCTACTAACTGCCAGTCAATCTGGATATGTATATGGTAAGGTTGCAGCAGTAGGTACAGGATTATTTACTCAGACTGGTGATAAAATACCAATGACTGCACGAGTAGGTGATACTGTATTAATGCAACAACATTTAATTAATGATGGTCGTAAAGTAAGACTTGAGAATGAGGAGTATGCACTAATCAGAGAATCAGAATTATCAATGATATCAACAGGAGAATGAAAATGGGAGAAAATAAAAATACATCAATTGAATTAGTCAAGACCGGTTTTGCCAATGGTATTTCTACTCAACTAGCTGAAATTCAAGCAATACACGGACCTACAGTAGGTTTGACTGATTTGAATAAAGCTGATATTATTGATAAGGCAGAAAAAGCTTTTGGAGAATTTCTAGATGCATTAGGAGTAGATTGGCGCAATGATCCTAATTCAATGGGAACTCCTAGACGTGTTGCTAAAGCATATGTAAATGATCTATGGGCTGGCAGATATGAACCAGCACCATCAATTACAGCTTTTCCTAGTGATGGATATGACGGAATGGTATTTGAAGGTGGCATTCCATTAACATCAATGTGCTCGCACCATCATCAGACCATACAAGGCCTAGTTCATGTAGCATATATTCCTGGCCAGGATAGTAAAGTAATTGGATTATCTAAGCTAAATCGATTGGTAGAACACTTTGGAAGACGAGGCGCTATCCAAGAGCAATTAACAGTTGCTATACATAATGCAGTAAGCACTATCATTAATGATAATAATGGTGTAGCTGTTATGGTTGAAGCTACTCACAATTGTGTACAATGTCGTGGTGTTAAGCATGGCGGAGCTAGTATGAAAACTAGTAAATTAACAGGTGCATTTAAAGATGATGCAGCAACGAGGAATGAATTTTATGAGTTCGTTAGAGGTTACCAAAAGTAAAGAAGAGCATAAAATAGAAATTGAGTATATCCGTACTAAACTACATCTAGCAGGACGTATTGGAATGGATGCTGAATTAGTATTCAATGCACTGCTATTAGCTAAATACGGAGAATTTGAAACCCCATTTGAAGCATTTGTTTCATCAGTAGAAGACATATTAGAATGAACATAGTAATACCTGAATACAAAATAGAACGACGTGTTAGAGCAATGGCACATACACTATCCGAAGAACACCGTAATAGTGGATCACCATATCCACCGGTGATGATTTGTGTATTAAATGGCGCTTTCATGTTCTTTACGGACCTAGTGAAAGATATGGGTATAGATATTGAGGTTGATTTTATCCGTCCAAAATCTTATATTGGTAAAGATAATTCAGGTGGAGTTACATTTACTAAAGATATTGAGTTGTCACTTAAAGGTAAGCGAGTTTATATAGTTGAGGATATTGTGGATACCGGCCAGACAATGATGGAAATATTGAAGCGTGTAGATTCAGAAATGCCAGCTGAGATTAAAGTAGTAACGCTTGTTCATCGCGAAGGAAATAATGTTCCTGTAGATCATTATTGTCTTGAAGTGCAAGACCAATGGCTAGCTGGATTTGGCTTTGATGATAATGGTCTTAAACGTAATTATAGAAATTTATACGAAATTAATTAATGTACCAATCGATATACTACCAACGTAAGACCGGTACAATTCATCTTTGGGATGATATTGAAGGCTACAAGAAAATAAAATATAAACCATATGCATATCGAAAAGCTCCATATGGACCGTATGTAGCATTAGATGGTACTCAATTGGATAAAGTTACTCCTACTAGAGAAGATACCGATTTATATGAATCAGATGTAAGACCAGAAGTAAGAGTATTAATTGACCGATATACGGATTCAGATGAGTCTAGTGTCGGTCATCGTATTATGACTTTCGATATCGAGGTTGATATTGAAGGTGGTTATCCGGATATGGAGACGGCTGACAAGGCTGTTACTTCTATAGCATATTATGATCATCAGATGGATATGCGTTATGTATTCATCTTAGATAAATTTCGAAAAGTAGAATCGCGCGAAGAATCTGGTTTTGAATTGTTATCTTGTCAGACTGAGGAAGAACTCCTAACTAAATTCTTATACAAATATCATGCAACTAAACCAACTATATTAACTGGTTGGAATATTGATGGGTTTGATATTCCATATCTATATCGTAGATTAGCTCTAGTGTTAGGCAATACAATGGCTAATACGCTATCACCTATTAAAGAAGTAGTGTATGACGCTCATAATGATTCTTATAATATTGCCGGTGTATCATCTTTGGATTACATGGCATTATATAAGAACTTTACATATTCAGAAGAGTCATCATATGCATTAGAAGCAATATCACAAAAAGAATTAGGTAAAGGTAAGATTGAATATGATGGTGATTTGAATACCTTATTCACTACGGATATTCAAAAGTATATTGAGTATAACATGACTGACGTTGATTTGGTTGTTGAACTAGATCAGAAAATGAAGCTGATAGACCTTGCTATTAGCATTTGTCATAAAGGACATGTTCCATATGAAGATGTATATTATTCTACTAGATATCTAGATGGCGCGGCTTTAACTTATCTCAAGCGTAATAATATTGTAGCACCATCCAGAAAGCGAAGAGCTAAAATTCAAACAAAAGATTACATAGCTGGTTCGACTGAATTACATGTTAATACAATTCCAAAAGATACTCCACCATCAGGTCAAGTAAAAATACATACATCTAAAAGTGGTAGTGAGAAAGCAGAATATATTGATATAGATTTCAAGCGCAATGTGTTCATACTTAAAAAAGGTATCAATAAGCCTCTTAAGAGTGGATATGACGTTGCAATAGATTTGTTAGGGGCATTTGTTAAGTCACCTACTCCAGGTTTGTATAAGTGGGTATATGACCTGGATTTAACATCGCTATATCCATCTATTATCATGACATGCAATATCTCACCTGAAACTAAGATAGGTAAGATAGTTGGGTTTGATGGACATAAGTTTGTGCGTAATGAAGAGATGCATATGACTTTAATGCCTGGTAAGCATGGATTTACTACTGCTACTCTTAAAGAATGGTTAACGGATAACAATTATAGTATTGCAGCAAATGGAGTTGTATACAATACAGATTCACCAGGCCTGATACCTGTTATTCTAGACAAATGGTTTAATGAACGTGTAGAATATAAAAACCTAAGAAAGAAGTATGAAAAAGAAGGTGATCCTGGAAAAGCTGAATATTACGATAGGCTACAGCTAGTTACTAAAATTATGCTTAACTCTTTCTATGGTGCATTAGGTAACGCTGGATTTAGATTCTATGATCCAGATAATACCATTGGTGTTACCAGTACTGGCCAGCAATTGATCAAGTTTACTGCTGATATTGGTAATAAGTATTATATAAATCAGTTAGGTAAAGAAAAAGATTATTGCATATATACAGATACAGATTCAACTTTCTTTTCATCACTTCCTATTATTGAACACCGATATCCAGAGTTTGATATTAAAGATGAAGGCTGGATGGCTGAGAAGACTATTGAGGTTGCAGATGAAGTACAAGCGTTTATTAACAAGGCATATGATATTTATGCCAAGCGATTTCATAATGTAGATTCGCATCGATTTGATATCAAGCAGGAGAATGTTGCAAAAGCTGGTCTCTGGATTGCTAAGAAACGTTATGCTCAATGGATTATCAATGTAGAAGGTCATGCTGTATCAAAACTAGATGTGAAAGGATTGGATGTTGTTCGATCATCATTTCCTCCGGCATTTAGAAGATTCATGGCTGAAGTGTTAGAAGATATGCTTAAGCTAACGGATAAAGAAGACGTTGATAAGAAAATATTAGATTTCAAAGAGCATATTAAAACATTGCCATTGATTCAGGTAATGTTTCCTATAGGTGTAAAAGAGCTTAAGAAATGGGAGACTGGCCAGCTATTTGGAAAGAGGCTTAATCGTACTCCTGTACATGTAAAGGCTGCTTTGAGTTATAATGACTTTTTGAAGTATCACAATAATACAGCTATACAACCTATTATGGATGGTCAGAAGATCAAATGGACGTATCTTAAATCAAATTCATTTGGTATCAATGAATTAGCAATTAAAGGTTTTGAAGATTTGCCTGAAGCGGTAAAACTAATAGAATCGCATATCGATTATGAAAAAATATTTAATAGAGCATTTGAAAATAAACTGAATGACTTCTATGATGCTTGTGGTTGGGGTACTATACCTCAAAATGCAGCATTAAATCAATTCTTTTCTTTTGGCTAATTGAAATTAATTTCTTATATTACTAACAAATTAATGGATGGTAGCCGTTCTTTGATGTTATAAAAAAGGAGAAAATATGGAAACATTATCATTTATAGTAGGTGCAGGTATGGTTGTGGGTATTCTTGCAGTTGTATTTGCGGTTAGATTTTATAAAGAGTTTCAAACATTAAAAGAACAATACCAAAATCATTTAGTGGATTATAATGACACTAGACGAAATATGTGGGAACAAATGGATAGAAATGCACGTGATGTTAGTAGCAGTATTGATGGCGTATATAACACTTTCCATCCTCAATTCGATGAAGTTTATAGACAAATGGATTCCCGCTTCGATAAATTCGAAAACAAAATCAGTAAAAAACAAGTATTAAACGACTAAAAAACTGATAAGAACGGCTATCAATCTATTAATAAAAAAGTTACAATATGAAAGGAAAAAGCAATTGGTATGGAAGAGAATGCGAAGGTCGATATTCAGATATTGATACGGTATTCGTAAGGATAGATATTCCAGATAATTTTAAAGATTATCCTCATATCTATTTCACAATTGAATATATTAGAGAAGCAGTTAAGCGCAATTCATGGGATTCGATTTTAGCGATTCTTGAAACTCGTCAGATAGTTACTATTGAAGCAGATGCTGGTACTATTGAACAAATTCCATTAGGAGTATTCAATCGAGTGCATATTATCTATAGAATTGTTGATCCACTAGCAATTCATCATCTCAAGAAAACAGATACAATTTCAATTGATACTGGCAGATATGCATCTATCCAATCTATGAAAGGTTGCATGCAGCATATCACTCCAGATGATTACAAATATGATAGGAATGAACAATGACGTATAGTTACAAGTGTCAAGGTAAATGTGGAGAGATAAAAGATCATCAACATGGTATGAATGAATCTCCTGTTTATAAATGTTGTGGAAAAGAAATGAAACGATATTATGGTACGCCGCCATTAGGAATACATGGAGCTAACTCTGGTACTAGATCAGGAACATAAATTAAACAGTAATATGAGTAGAAAGAAAAAAGTATGGTATTTAGGACTTGAACCTCTTAAAGCAAGGTATACAGGTCAGTTGACAGAAGATTGGATGCCAGCAGCATTTGATCAATTTAAAAGTGATGTAGATTTTATATCAGTCCCAGGTGATTATGACCCTGATCAGGAAATCAAAGTTGGCGCTGTATTAGATGCAGTTGGCCGTGGAGTATTTGCAATGAGCCAGGTAACTCGATTGCTTGACGCTATTCGATTCAATGATTTTCAGGATGGTGATATTGTATACATTCAAGATATGTGGCATCCAGGAGTTGAAGCATTGTTTTATGCTTGGGACTTGTATGGATATAAAGATGTAAAAGTATATACAAGATGTTGGGCACAATCAGTTGATGAATATGATTTCACGTTTCCGATGAGAGAATGGATGCGTTATTATGAATTAGGATTTGATAAATATCTAACTGGTATTTTCGTAGCAAGTACAATTCATAGAGATCAATTGAGAGAAGCAGGATTTACAGCACCTATTCATGTATTAGGATTGCCAGTTCATTCTGAATCAGTTCGTAATACCGCTGGTAATACTAAAAAACAATTCAAAGACAATGTAGTAGTTATACTTCAAGATTTGATAAAGAAAAGAATCCATTCTTTATGATGGAGGTTGCTAAGCAGTTTCTAGAACAGAATCCTAATTGGGAATGGCATATAACTACATCAGGTAAGGAAATTCGAAGCATGATGCCTGGAACGGTAGAAGCATTACGAGAACTATCGACGGTAGAACCTAGATTTAAAATCTGTGAAGGTATTAGTAAGCAAGAGTATTATACTAAACTCAAGACATCTGAAATTCAATTCAATACTGCATTGCAAGATTATGTAGCATTTACAGCAGTTGAGGGTGATGTATTTGAAGCTGATTTGGTTTATCCTGATTTCAGATCTTTCAAAGAAACAGTAGATGCTAGCAGAAGATATGTTCCTTTCAAAGTCGATAGTGCTTTAGAGGTATTGAATAATGCTATCAAAACAAAAAGACCAAATCATGGAATTGCAGAAGCATGTGATATTGGTATATTAACAGAGGCAATGATCGTTTCCAATGGAATTGATTATGAATTAAATGTTTGGCATGAAAAAGAGTTATGCCGACATCTATTAACAAGAAAAGGTATTAATGTATGAGTAAAGAATTAATATACTATCCTTCATTATCAGCAGGAGGTAGTGCAGATGCTCTGAAAAAGAATAAGGAGGTTAAGCCTGGTTTAACTGCTAGATTCTATGACAAGTCATTTCCAGAGCGATGGCGGCATCCATATTTCCTAATTACCGCCGGGCATCATTACAAGGATATGGAAGCCAGGCAGAAGTATGGCTGTGGTGATGATGTTCAGGTTATAGGAGATTCCGGGGGATTCCAATTGGTAACAGGAGCTATCAAATGGTCACCAGAAATCAAAGAGAAGATCTTCCATTGGTTAGAAGCTAATTCAGATATTGCTGTTAATTTGGATATACCGCCTCGTATTAAGTATGAAGGTAAGTTCCGTGAATGCCTGGATATCTCATATGAAAATTTCAAATATTTTGCAGAGAATCAATCAGGTAAGACTCAATTCTTAAATGTTATTCAAGGTAACAATATTGCAGAATATGAGACCTGGTATAATCGAGTTAAGGATTTTGATTTCAATGGTTGGTGTATTGGTGGTGCTCAGAAACGTCTATCGATGTTCTTTAGTGGACTAGCACCTTTACTTAAGCATCGAGAATTTGAAAATCCGCGTAACAAGTATGTACATGTATTAGGTATTTCCAAAATCTCAGATTTCTTCCTACTTGCTTATTTTCAAAAGATGATAAATAAGTATTATGGTGGCAGGATTCAAATATCAACAGATTCATCCTCTCCAGGATTATATCCAGTATACGGTACATATTTGCATTCTCCTCAATTAAGTAAGATGACGTTTACCGATCTGTATTTTCCAAAAGGAGAAAATCTACCCTATGAGCCAGGCACGCTAGTACCTAATCCATATGGACATCCGGTTGGTGAAGGCTTTACTTTTGATGAAGTTGCTAAATATGATGCAAATGTATATAACAAGATGACGCTTAATAATCTATTTGTATATACAGAAACAGTTCGTCAGATTAAAGAGCTAGTAAACGCTCATGATGAGTTATTAGAAAAAGTAGTACCGCGTGATTTTTATCTTGTATTGAAGAGTATGGAAGAAATGTTCCAATCAGAAGATCCATATATGGTATATGAGAAGCATGTGAATCTATATAACAAGTTCGGTGGCCAGACTTTAACAATGGCTAACAATGAAACATTCAACAAATTCTTTGAAGTTTAACATTAATTTATTATAATAAGAGTATGGAAAAGAAAAAACTAATATCGTTTATTGACAAGTATCATCTTGCTGGTAATGCTAGTAGTGTCAAGCTAGTAGTTGCAGATAAAACATTATCATGTGATTTTATTACCGATGATCAGAATGTAGTAGGTAAAGTAAGTGCTACCGGATTTGATTTGCCAGATGGCGAATTAGGTGTATATGCAACTCCTCAACTAGTTAAAATGCTATCAGCATTGGATTCTGTTATTGATGCAGATGTTAAGAAAGCTGATCAGACTGCATATAGCCTAGTGCTATCAGATTCTAGTACAGATGCAACTTTCATGTTAGCAGATCTAGCTGTTATCCGCGCAGTACCATCAATGAAACAGGTACCAGACTTCACAGTGAAAATTAATCTGAATAAAGAGTTTACGGATAGATTTATCAAAGCTAAAAATGCAATTCCGGAATCTGTTAACTTTGCTGTTAATACTTCTAATAATGAGGCTCAGGTAATTGTTAACTATTCTAGTATGAAAACTAGTAGAATTGTGTTCAATGTAGATGCAACGATAGATTCAGATGTATCAAATATTTGTTTCAATGCAAATCTATTCAAAGAGATTTTGACAGCTAATAAAGATGCTGAATCTGGTACATTGGAAGTATCAGGCGCTGGATTGGCTCGAGTTACTTTCAAAGGAACTGAATTTGAAAGCACGTATTACTTAGTACAAATGCAAGCATCCTAATGAAAGTACGTGTAAAAAAATTATCAAAGAACGCTGTTATACCATCTTATGCTAAAGCAGGAGATGCCGGAATGGATTTCACTGCCATTGCAATGGAGGTAAACAAAGATTATATTGAATACTTCACAGGTATTGCAGTAGAGATACCAGAAGGTCATGTAGGTTTGATTTTTCCTCGCAGTTCAATTAGCAAGACAAACCTGACACTATCAAATTCCGTAGGCGTTATTGATTCTGGCTATAGAGGAGAAATCAAATTTCGATTCCGATTCCCTGAGGGTATGCCATTCCCAATGGTTCGTAGATATTCAGAAGGAGATAGAATTGGTCAATTGATTATAATGCCATATCCTCAAATTGAAATGGAAGAAGTATCTGAATTAAGTGATACTGATAGAGGTGATGGTGGTTTTGGTTCATCTGGAAATTAATATTATATGTTTGGAAATGTAGAAAATAGTCTATGGGTAGAGGCCGAAAGGCCTGCTACTCTAGACGGATATGTTGGAAATGAGCATATCGTAAGTAAAGTAAAAGTATATTTAGAATCAGGAGATGTACCTCATCTTCTATTATATGGTAGTGCAGGTACTGGTAAAACTACATTAGCTAAAATCATTGCTAATAATGTTGATGCCGATGTAATGTATCTAAATGCATCTGATGAGAACAATGTAGAAACGGTTAGAGAGAAAGTTAAAAACTTTGCTAGTACCATTGGATTCCGTAGATGGAAGATTTGTATATTGGATGAGTCAGATTACTTAACGGCCAATGCTCAAGCAGCTCTTCGTAATCTAATGGAGACATTTTCCAAGACTACGAGATTTATATTAACATGTAATTATGTTGAAAAGATCATCGATCCCATTCAATCTCGCTGCCAGGTATTTGGAATAGAGCCACCATCGAAATCGGAAGTAGCTAAGCGAGTAGTATCTATATTACAAAAGAGAAATATTACATTTGATAATAGTGATATAGTTACAGTTGTCAATAACGGTTATCCAGATATTCGTAGAATACTTAATACATGCCAGAGTCATGTAGTTAATGATACATTGAAACTAGATAATCATAGTATCGTACAAGCCAACTACATGACTAAATTACTTGCAATATTGCAAAGTGATCTAGATAAAAAAGAAAGTTTTAAACAAATTCGTCAATTGCTTGCGGATAGTAAAGTAAGAGATTTTACAGCACTATATCGCTTTCTTTTTGATGAAATTGATAATTACGCAAGTGGACATATTGCAAGTTGTATTTTGATACTTGCAGAAACACAAGCACAAGATGCTATGGTAGTAGATAAAGAATTACATGTCATGGCTATGATGGTAAAATTACTAACAGAAATAAAAGGATAAAATGAGTAAAGTTCTAGGAATGGATGGTCAGCAACAAGACCCGACACAATTACGCATTAATGCAAAAGATCTTAAAGATCTGACATGTGATGAATGTGGAAGTAAAGTATTTCGTGAGGCGACAATGTTTAAGCGGCTATCGGCTTTAGTATCACCTACTGGTAAGGAACAGATTATACCTATTCCGGTTTTCAGATGTGATGAGTGTAACAATATCAATGATGAATTCTTGCCTAAGGGATAATGACCGCGAAAAAACCAGCAACCATATTTGATCATCTTGCCAATTTAACTCATAAGAAAGTCTCATGGGATAAATTAAGCGAGGCAGATCAGAAGTCGTTTAGCCCGTATTTGATAAACCGCTGGCTTTCTATGAATCCGGATTTTATTGAATTAGTTGATATGTTACAGCAATATACTATCGGTATATTAGATAAAAAGCAGGTATATCAACTGTATTACGAGTTGTTACCTCGGCAAAAGACCTTTTCTAAGTATATCAAAGGAAAGAAAGAGAACAAGTATAATGCTGATCTCTTGAAGTTCATATGTGAACGATTTTGGGTGAATAAAGATGAAGCAGCTGAATATTTAGAATTACTTCCAAAAGAGGAATTGATATCTGAATTAAAGCGCTACGGCAACGATGACGGTACTATTAAAAAATTATTAAGGAAGCCAAAATGACAAAAAATCAAGATGTGAAACCACAATCTATAAATTATATAGCAATTCTAGAGCGCGAATATCCAACTATATTCGAAGGCTATAATCAGATCTTACATGAACAATTTGAATTATTTGCTAAAAAGCATCTCGATTACGGTATGGGAAATATTTCTCAGGGCACTAATTTAGAAACAGCAGATGAAAAAGAATTTGCATTATCAGGATTGTTCTTCAGGTTAAATGATAAAGTAAACCGATGGAAGAATTTGCTAGTAAATAAACGTGAAGCAAATAACGAATCATTGGTAGATACTTACCGAGATATCACAAATTATGGTATTATTGCTCAGCTAGTAGAACGCGGTCAATGGAAAAAGTAATTTGTATATTGCAATAAATTTCTTATATTTAAGTATGAAAGAATCTAATTATTTAAGTCCATTAGTAAAGTTTAGCATTCGCGAGCCACAAAAGGATGAGAGAAAGATTTCTTATTCCCAATACTCGATGTATGAAACATGTCCCAAATCTTGGGAATTAGCTTATGCACGTGGATTAAGAGAATATCAGCAATCTATTCATACTCTCTTTGGCACTGCTTTCCACGAAACACTGCAGACATATCTAACAGTAATGTATACCAAATCAATTAAAGCTGCAGATGAACTTCCATTGCAAGAAATGCTACAAAATAGCATGAAGGAAGAATATATCAAAGCAACTGAAGCTGGTATAACTGGATTCACTACCAAAGAAGAAATGGCTGAGTTTTATACTCATGGAGTTGAGATTTTGGAATGGATTAAGAAAAATCGCGGTAAGTATTTTACCAATCAGAATTGGGAGCTAGTAGGAATAGAAGTACCGATATGCCATCCGGTATCCGAATCAAATGACCATGTTATAATGATTGGATTTCTAGATGTAGTATTGCGTAATACAAAGACAGATGAAATTGTCATTATAGATATCAAGACTAGCACAGCTGGTTGGAATAAGTATCAGAAAGCAAATAAGCTTAAGGCATCTCAATTGGTATTATATAAGGAATATTATGCTAAACAATTCGGAGTTGATGTTGAAAAGATACATATTGAATACTTTATAGTAAAGCGTACTCTAATGGAAGGTGCAATGTTTCCTCAGAAAAGAGTGCAACAATTCAGACCCGCTTCAGGTAAGCCAACTCGTAACAAGCTTATTAAGAGTTTAGATTCATTTGTTGAATCTTCATTTGGTAAAGATGGCTCATATAATCTTGATAGAGAATATCCAGCTGTAGGTGGAAAGGGGTTGAAAAATTGCCGTTACTGTTTGTTTGCAGACCGCGAAGATCTTTGTCCTAAGGCAAATAGAATACGAGAATGAAGATAGCTATTATTGGTAGTAGAGAATGGAGCAATACACGTAAAATAAAAGACTTGCTATCATCTCTCAAACAAAAATTTGGTGATGATTTGGTTATTATTAGTGGCGGTGCGAAGGATGGTGCTGATGCATATGTAAAAAAATATGCTATTGAATTTGGATTGAATTATCAAGAATATAATCCAGCACATACGCAGCGCAATCTATATTCAGCAATGCCAGATTCATACTATTCAAAGCCATATCATGTAACTCAGTTCCATCATAGGAATATGTTAATAGCAAAAGCATGTGATCGAATGATTGCTTTGGTACCTGGAGAAGTTACAAAAGGAACTGCCAGTGCAATCAAATATGCAAAAAAATTAGATAAACCAGTAGTAATATTATCATGAAAACAGTTAAAAGTTATTTCACAAAGACCTTTGGCAAATATATGGCTAAATGGCAAGCAGGATTCTTTATAACCACTCCATGCATGTATCTATTTACAGATGTGCTAGAGTGGCCACATTGGGCAACTGTTATAGGATTCCAATGTGTAGGTGCCATTGTATTTTGGCCTATTGATACTTACATTTTCTCTAAGAAAAATGAAGATTAAACACGTTAATGCATATTTATATTAAAGGAGTTACATGCAACAAATCAAGCTTCCGAAGTTACGGAAAATAGATCCAAACAAACCTAAAAAGAAGAAAATACTTCTGTTATCAGATGACCTGCGAATGCATTCCGGCATTGCCACGATGTCACGTGAGTTTGTATTAGGTACCTGTGCACATTATGATTGGGTTCAAATAGGTGGCGCTATCAAACATCCTGATCAGGGTAAGGTATTTGATATTTCAGCTGATGTGGCAAAAGAAACGGGTGTAGAAGATGCATCCATTAAAATATATCCATGTGATGGATATGGTAATGCCACTATACTACGACAAGTCATCCAAATTGAAAAACCAGATGCAATACTACATTTCACTGATCCTAGATTTTGGCAATGGCTATATCAAATAGAACATGAAATTCGTCAAAATATTCCGTTGATGTATTATAACATATGGGATGATTTGCCTTATCCAACCTGGAACGAGTCATATTACGAATCATGTGATTTGCTTATGAACATATCTAGACAAACACAAAATATTGTAAAAAATGTATTACAGAAATTTCCTAAGCCGGATTGGGCAGTGCAATGGGTACCTCATGGCGTTAACGAGAAAAAGTTTTATCCTATTACTCCTTTGTCTGCAGATTATGATGAGTATACTAAATTCAAAGAAGAATTTCAAAAAACAAATAATGTAGATTTCATTGTATTTTGGAATAACCGAAATATTCATAGGAAGCATCCAGGAGATGTAATTCTAGCATTTAATGAGTTTTGCAATTCACTACCAAAGGAAAAAGCTGAAAAATGTGCATTGCTAATGCATACACAACCTGTAGATCAGAATGGTACGGATTTATATGCAGTTAAACAAGCTGTATGTCCTAAGTACAAGGTAATCTTCAGTGATAAGCCTTTAGATACCAAAATGATGAACTTCCTTTATAATATTGCAGATGTAACTATCAATATTGCATCAAATGAAGGATTTGGTATTTCTTGGTGTGAATCACTTCATACTGGTACCCCTATTATTAATAATGTAACCGGTGGTTTGCAGGATGGATGTAGATTTGTGGATGACGAAGGTAAGTGGATTGAATTTGATACAGAATTCCCTACCAACCATACAGGTAAATACACATTCCATGGCAGATGGTCTAAACCGGTATTTCCTAGCAATAGATCTTTAGCAGGTTCGCCATCGACACCGTTTATATTTGATGATAGAGCAGATTTCCGAGATGCAGCCCAAGCTATTAAGTATTGGTATGATATCACTCCAGAGGATAGAGAAATAATGGGTAATGATGGTAGAGAGTGGGTATTAGGAAATGAATCAAATATGTCGGCACGAAGAATGTCAGAACGATTTATCGAATGTATTGATGAGTGTTTAGAAAAATGGACGCCACGTGAAAGGTTTATATTGCATGCGGTTAAGCCTCAAAAGATTAATGAAAATATGGGAGTATTATGAAAAAGACAGTTATAGTAATGGGGCCAGTAGCTACACGAAGCGGGTACGGAAATCATACAAGAGATATTGTTAGATCGCTTATCAACTCGGATAAGTATGATGTGAAAGTAATATCATTACCATGGGGCGAATGTCCTATGACAGCATTAGATCCGGAAGCAGATGTAGATATTATCAATTGCATTGCAACTACACAAATCAATTATCAACCTGATATTCATATACAGGTATCAGTACCAAATGAGTTTCAAGCTTTTGGTAAATACAATATTGGTATTACCGCAGGTATTGAAACAACGGTCTGTGCTCCTGAATGGATTGAAGGTTGCAATCGAATGGATAAAATCATTACAGTATCAGAGCACTCAAAGAAAGTATTTCAGGATACGGTATTTGATAAAGTAGATGATAAGACCAAACAAAAAGTTGGTGAGCTTAAGTTGGAAAAGCCAATTGAAGTGCTATTCGAAGGCGTTGATGTTGATATATTCCATAAAGAATCCAATATCGAACAAACGGTTATTGACCAGCTTCGAGAAGTAAAAGAATCATTTGCTTTCTTGTTTGTTGGGCATTGGTTGAAAGGTGATATTGGCCAGGATAGAAAAGATGTTGGAATGCTTATCAAAGTTTTTGCCGAGGCATTTAAGAATAAAACATCACGCAATAAACCAGCATTGATTCTTAAGACTAGCGGTGCTACATTTAGCATTATGGATAGGGATGCCATAATGGCTCGTATTAGTTCAATATTGGCGCCATACGGCAATAAAGCTCCAAATGTATATCTATTGCATGGAGACATGACTGAAGAGGAAATCAATTCGTTATATAACCATCCTAAGGTCAAAGCAATGGTATCACTTACTAAAGGAGAAGGATATGGTCGACCATTAGCAGAATTTGGTACTAGTGAAAAACCTATCATTGCTAGTGGATGGTCAGGTCATGTAGATTTCCTTAAGCCAGATTGCAGTATATTGCTTCCAGGTAAATTAACTGATGTACATGCTTCTGCCACGGATAATCATATACTTGCACAAGGAAAGTGGTTTACGGTTGATTATGCAGTGGCAGCAAAAGCAATGCATGATGTAATGGAAAATTACGATCGATATAAAATAGGAGCTAAAAAGCAGGCTGAACATATCAATACCAATTTCACATTGGAAAAGATGGAAGAAAAGCTTGTTGAAATGATTGATTCGGCTGCTGCGAGTATACCACAACCGGTAGCACTTAAATTGCCTAAGCTTAAGAAAGTCGGTGAGGCCGAAGCACCAAAAATTAAATTACCAAAACTACAAAAGATTTGAAAACATGGAAATGAAATTAGATTACGATGAGGTATCTCCGGTAACCGGAAACAAATGTGTAATAGTAGAAGCAGATCCACATAATGGAGAAAATTCACGACTATGTATGGAATCAGGATATACTACTAAAGATTCATGGAAAACTGGTTCAGAAGTCATAGAGAAGTATGAAGAGCATATAACTCAATTAATGCGAGATCTTAAACATGAAGATGATGATTTGGGATTAACATGGTATCCATCTACAATGGTTACTGGCACTACAATGCTATATCCTAAAGGAGAAACAAATGAAGATTGGGTATGGGAAGTAGTAAAGGTAGTACCTATCATAGGAGATGATCGATTGAATTATCCAGTACCAGGTACGGAAGATCAATACTATACTAGTCGAGTTGACTTGGATAATGCCAAACAATATGCTCAAGCTGAATTTGTAAAAGCATTGGATGACTTTTATGCAAATGTAATAGAGGCCATTGCAAAAGCAGAAGAGGAGGTTGTTAATGGATGAGGCAGTAAAAAAACTAGTTGAGAAATATCCTAATGATGATGAACTAGGATATTGGCTCCGCGTACAATATTACCGGGAGCGAGAGAAAGAAAAGGAAACTATATCCCCAAACCAATTGAAAATGGATTTCAGTCATGAAAAGGAAAATGAATGAAAATAACGAATGGTTGCTATGGGCAGTTAGCTTAGCCACTATCATGTCATTGATGTTACTTAATTTTATGCAATGAAGAATACTATAGAATTATTAGGCTATTATGGTTCAGACTTAACTCATGCGCAGTCTGCCTGGACATCTACATCTCGCGATTTGACAGAAGATAAACTAGCAAGAGTAGATAAACTACTCGATATGTTAGCCTCGGAAGGCCATCATACACCGTTTGAAAAGTCATCCTTGCATTTCCTGGTAACAGTAGATCAGGCAACTCATATACACCTCTTAAAACACCGTATAGGGGTGTCTATTAATGGAGAATCTGCTCGATATAAAGAATTGAAAGAAGATAAGTCATATATACCACCGGATTGGCTAAATCAATTGAATTCTGATAAATGGGCAGGCTTATTGGAAGAATATTCTGCTCGAGCAAACGAAGCATATCATGAATGCCTAGAAGAACTAACTCCGGTATTAGGAAGAAAACGAGCTAAAGAATCGGCGCGGTTTTTCAAAATGATGAATAGTCAACTCACAATGGATGTAATGTTCAATTGGAGATCATTTTATCATTTTCAGAAACTACGTAATGATGAACACGCGCAATTGGAGGTACGGGAATTGGCACGAGAGATGTTGGAGTTGGTGAAGAATATCGAAGGTAATCCATTTGAAAAAACAATAAAGGCTTTTGGATTATTGAATTAAATTCCATATATTGATAAGATATGAGAATAAGTTACGCTATACCAGTTTGCAACGAAATCAAGGAAATAAAACGTTTACTTGAATTTCTAATCAAAGCTAAACGTCGACAAGATGAAATTGTTATCCTTGTCGATGAACAGAATGGTACTGAAGAGGTAAAAGATTATGTTGAAGATTTCGCTCATCAGTATTTAGATTTCGATTTTGTTAATGTTTATTATCATCCTCTGAACCGAGATTTTGCAGCACATAAGAATTTCTTAAACGGCTGCTGTAAAGGAGATTACATCTTTCAAATTGATGCAGATGAACTTCCAGATGAATCATTATTGGAATACTTGCCAGAAATACTTGAACTAAATGCAATTGATGCTATATGGATACCAAGAATCAATATTGTTAACGGAATTACTCCTAACCATATTGCAAAATGGGGATGGAATTGCAACGAGAATGGCTGGATTAATTGGCCTAATGATGCTCAGCTTCGTGTGTATGCTAATAAACCTGAAATTAAATGGGAAAGGAAAGTACACGAACGATTAACGGGATATAAAACCATAAGTAAATTTCCTGATCAAAAGGAATTTGCATTATGGCATGTTAAAGATATAGCGCGCCAAGAACGGCAGAATGAGTTTTATGAGACGATATGAAAGAAAATAATATAAAAAAAATAGCATATCTAGTATTAGGCACTGAGAGTTCAGCTACTAGATTTGTAACTAAATGCCTGATTCAGGCCGGTTGCTTTGGTGATTCTGATCACCATCAGCGATTAGACTTCGAAGATCCAGTAACAGATACTATAGTTTGGAGACGGAGTTATCCACATAAATGGGATGATCCGGATAATTTTCCATATAATATTAAAAATACTATTGGCTGGCCAGATACAGATGCAATGTTAAATAGATTAACATCATTAGGATATAATGTTAAAGTAATAGTTACTACGCGTGATTGGCATGCAATTAACGGATCAGCGACTCGTATTAAATACAGACCTCATACACAAACTACTGAGAGATGTATTAATAATACTAAAGAATCATATAAACGTATATTCAACTTCATATGTAAGCATGATTTAGATTATGTAATGTTTAGTTATGAAGCAGCTATCTTACATGGAGATATGTATATTAATAAAATCATGGGGTTTCTTGGGCTTGACGAAGTATCCGGATTTAATATGAATAACCAAAATTCAAAATATTATGAGTAAAAAAGTAAGCGATTATGTAAGTATAGTGTCGACGTGTTGTGCTCGACTATTTAATGATAAACATCAAGGACTATGGAATGATATACAAAAGTACTATCCAGATGTTAATTATTATTTTTATCATGAAAATTCATATGAAAATAAGACCTCAGGCCAAAGTATCGATTTTGATAGTTTAGATATTCCATCATCATATCATATTTATGATTTATTTAAAGAATTTGGTGATCTAGAAGACTTCCTAGCCACTTCTAAATTTAATACATGTGGTTCATATGATAAAGCTGATATGAATCAAGGATATTGGAAAGCAAACTCGTTATATTGGTTTAGAAAAGCTCCTTCGATATATCATGCGGCTAAGCAATGCAAAACACCATTACTTATTTTCTTAGACGCGGATCAAAATATCACGCCTGTAGGATCTAATACATCGGAAGATGAATATACAATTGATGATCTATATATAGAGTGGGCTAGTAAACATGATGTATTATCTAGACACCGACCTGGGCTATGGACTGAAACAGGACATATTGTTTTTAATTTAGATGCAGGTGGAAAGGAATTTATAGAAAGATTTTATGATTTCTATAAAAGCGGTAAGGTATTTGAATTATATAGATGGGACGATTGTTGGGTATTTGACACACTTACCAAAGAAATGAGAATTAATAACGGACCATTATCAAAAAAAACAGGCGCGCCTGAGGATTTTGAAGGCATCGTAGATCATCATAAAGGTAAATGGCAACATATTAGAGTAAGGAAATAACTATATGAAACGAGCATTGATTACAGGTATAAATGGCATGGACGGTAGTCATTTAGCTGATTTATTACTTAGTAAAGGATATGAAGTATTTGGGGTAGAACGAAGGTCATCATCAAAAAATAGAACAAATACCGCGCATCTTGAAGATAAAATTACATTCCTAGTAGGAGATCTGACAGATCAAAATAGTTTATATCGTTGTTTAGCAGCTGCTAAGCCTCATGAGGTATATAATTTAGCAGCACAATCATTTGTCGGTGAAAGTTGGAATACGCCTGAATATACATCTGATGTAACAGGATTAGGAGTATTACGAATGCTTGAAGCTATTAGAGAATATGATAAATCAATTAAGTTTTATCAGGCTAGTAGCTCGGAAATGTTTGGCAGAATGGTTGAAAACCCAGCTAAAGAATCTACTGCATTTTATCCAAGATCACCATATGGTGTAGCTAAATTATACGGTCATTGGATAACTAAAAACTATAGAGAATCATATAATATGTTTGCTTGCTCGGGAATTTTATTTAACCACGAATCTGAAAGAAGAGGAATAGAATTTGTAACTCGGAAAATATCTGATGGTGTTGCTAAAATTAAGCTAGGATTAGCTGGCCATATTTCCTTAGGAAATTTAGACGCTAAGCGAGATTGGGGGTATGCACCTGATTATGTAGAGGCGATGTGGCTAATGTTACAACAAGATATACCGGATGATTATGTTATAGCTACAAATGAAACATATTCAATTAGAGATTTTTTAGATGTAGCATTTAACCATATCGGCATTACAACTTGGACTCCATATATTAAACAAGATCCAAAATTCTTGCGTCCTGCTGAGGTCGATGTATTACGTGGAGATTACAGTAAAGCTAAAAAATCTTTAGGATGGGAACCAAAAACTAATTTTACTGAATTAGTAAAAATTATGGTTAATAATGATATAAATAAACTTATGCAATGAAAATTAAATTTTTAGATCTAGGCGATCAGCCTATTGCAAATAGATTTTTAACTACTGATAATGTTACAGATGAATTTTTTTATAATTTATCCGTAGGATTTGATAATGATACTAAATTAGTTACTCATATGGAATATGTAGATCCTCCATTAATGTTTAATGAAAATTACGTATACCGGGGTTCTATGTCAACTACAATGCAAAATCATTTCAAGCAATTTAGTTCTCGGTTTTCTCCGGATTTAAAAATATTAGAAATAGGAAGCAATGATGGCGTTTTTATTAAGAATTGGAATAAGTCGACAGCAATTGCCGTAGAACCATGTAAGAATTTCGCAGAAGAAACTACAGCCTTAGGATATACTACTTATAATGAATTCTGGACTATAGAATTAGCGGAGGACATTAAGGAGAAGCATGGTCAACAGAATATTATTTTCGCGGCTAATTGTATATGTCATATACCAGATCTGGATAATACCTTTAAGGCAGTATCTAATTTATTAACACATGATGGCGTATTTATTTTCGAAGATCCATCATTAGCTGAAATGATTAATAATGGTTCTTATGATCAGATTTATGATGAGCACCCGCATATATTTTCTGTAATTGCATTAGATAATATATTGCAGAGAAACGGGTTGGAAATAGTACGTGTAGAAAATTTATCGGTACATGGAGGCTCGAATAGAATATATGCTAAAAAGATAGGGACATCCGAAATAGATGAATCTGTAGAACAGAATAAAGCATACGAGAAAATATTAGGGGTAGATAATATAGAAACTTTTATACGGTTTGCGCAAAAAGTAAAGCAATCACGCGATGATTTAATTAGGATACTATTTAAATGTAAAGAAGAAGGTAAAAAAGTTATATCATATGGCGCGACATCAAAGTCGACCACAGTATTCAATTATTGTGGTATAGACCAATCATTAATAGAATATGTATCAGATACAACACCCGAAAAACAAAATAAATTAACGCCTGGTTCACATATACCTGTTATGTTTAAAGATAAAATTGAAGACGATGTTGATTATGTATATTTGGGTGCTTGGAATTTCCTAAATGAGATTAAAGAAAAAGAATCTGACTTCGTTAAACGTGGCGGCAAGTTTATAACACACGTACCAATAGTAAAATTTGATTAATATGGATATGAATGATTTAGGAACATTGATTGTTCAATATAATGAAGATGATAGAGCTCAACGATGTTTAGATATATTTAGTGAGTTACCTGGCCAGGTGAACTTATCATATGTAAATAGTACAGAACATATTGTAGCGTGGCATAAACACGAGAAACAAACTGATTATTGGTTTTGTGTTAAAGGTTCGTTTAAAGTTGGTATAGCTTATGAAGAATATGCTATTTCATTTGATGGTGACATGATTGATGCTACCGGTAATGTAGTACGAAAGGGTGATGCAGAAAAACAATGGGTAGTGGAATGGTACTACTTATCAGATAAAAATCAAGAAGTTTTAAAAATACCACCTGGTGCATACCACGGGTATAAAGCATTAGAACCAAATTCTATATTAATGTATGGGTTGACACACAAATATGACCCTAATGATGAATTTAAAGTAAAACCTGGTCATTTTAATGAAAATTGGAAAACAGAGGATAAATGAAAAAAACTAGTCTGAATGATGTAATGTGTTTCAAAATGAAACAATTAATCGAAGATAACGGGATTCTTATGCCGGTTGAATTAAATAAAGAAATTCCATTTAATGTAAAAAGAACATTTTTTGTTACAGACGTACCTGACCATAATCCCAGAGGAATGCATTCACATTTCAAAACAAAACAACTAATTATATGTTTAAAGGGTGAAATTGAAGTAAAATTACACGATGGTATCCTTGAAAAACAATATGTTATGAAACAAGGTGATGCAATATATATTCCGAATATGATATGGGATGAACAGATATATAAAACAAAAGATACAATATTAATTTCTTTATGTAATACTCACTATAATATGGAGGATTACATTCACGATTTCGATATTTTTTTAAATTTAAAAAATGGATAATATATTAATTACAGGTGTATGTGGCCATATTGGTTCACATTTATATAAAATGATAGGTAATTACATTGATTGTAATGTAATTGGTGTTGATAATATGATGACACAACGTTATTGTTCATTATTTGATAATTCTACTATAAATTTCAAATTTATTGAAGATGATTTTATGAATATTGACATTCCCGAAAATAGTATCGTTATACATTTGGCCGCAATAACAAATGCGGCAGGCACAATGTTAAACACTACTGAATTGGAAAATGTAAATATTGAAAAAACAAAACAATTTATTGACAAGTGTATAGACTCCAACGTTAAAAAATTTATATTCCCATCATCTACTAGTATATACGGTGTGGCAGCTGATATTGTAGACGAGGATAATGTGTTATTTGAAAATCCACAAAGTCCTTATGCCGAATCAAAACTAATAATTGAAAGGTACTTAGAATCGAAATCCGAACATTTGGACTATTTGATTTTTAGGTTTGGTACAATATATGGCTTTACTAAAGGTACACGGTTTCATACAGCAATTAATAAATTCTGTTGGCAAGCTTCTATTAATCAACCTATAACAGTATGGGAACAAAATTACGAACAAGTTAGACCTTATTTATGGATTTCTGATGCATGTCATTCTATTGTACACGCTATAACAAATAATATAACTAGTAGAACGAAATACAACATTTTAAGTGGAAACCATAAATTAAGTGAAATTGTGAATATAATCAAACAAAAAGTTCCTAATTTATCAATTAAGATGGTGGATACACCTTTATTAAACCAATACACATATAATGTCAGTGATAAAAAAATAAAAGAAACTGGTTTTGTACCAAATGGTGCATTAGAGATTAGTATATCACATACATTACACAATCTAAAAAATTTATATAATGTATAACTTGGTTTTATATGGTGGAACTGGTCAAGCTAAAGTAATACACAGTATATTACCGAATGATGTCAAAGTAATTGCTATAATAGATGATACTCCAAATTTACCTAGTCCGATACAAGACGTTCCTATTTTTTGTGGACTTGATAATTTTATAAATTTTTACAAAACACTACAAGAAAAGTGTTATTTTTTGGTAACTATAGGTAATCCTTACGGTAAAGCAAGACAAGAAATATCAAATGCATTAATTGAACTAGGTTTAGTGTCATATAGTTGTATATCAGAAAAAAGTGTTGTATATTCAACCAATATAGGAAATGGAATTCAAATACATCCGGGTTCTATTATTATGACGAATGTTACTATTGGTGATTACTGTATATTAAATACACTTTCTTTAGTAGAACACGATTGTATTTTAGAAAACGGTGTAGAAATAGGTCCAAGTGCAACTGTAGCTGGTGAAGTTTATATTGAAGAAAATACTTGGATTGGTGCAGGAGCAGTTATATTGGATAAATTGCATATTGGAAAAAATGTTATTGTAGGTGCAGGAGCAGTTGTTACTAAAGACATTCCCGACTCAGTTGTTGTAGTTGGAAACCCTGCTAAAATTTTAAAAGAAAATAAATAAAGATGAATAAAATTTATATGGCTGGAGCATCTGTTGGTGAGTTAGAAATTAAGTACGTAACAGACGCTTTGAAAAATGGTTGGTATGAGGATAAATACTATTATGTTGAAAAACTTGAGGCCTTGTTTGCAAAATATCATACCAGAAAATATGCATTAATGACTCCTAATTGTACAACAGCAATACATTTATTATTGGCTGGATTAGGTATTGGCCCAGGTGACGAAGTGATAGTACCGGAATGTACGTGGATAGCCACATCAGTTTCGACTGTACATTTAGGTGCTAAGTTAGTATTATGTGATATTGAAAAGGATAGCTGGTGTATAGACCCAAACTCTATTCGTAAATCAATTACACCAAACACAAAGGCTATAATAGCAGTTGATTTGTTTGGTAATATGGCAAATTGGGAAGAACTATATAAAATATCAGAAGAATATAATATACCATTAATTGAAGATGCGGCAGAAGCATTAGGGTCTACGTTGAATGGAAAAAGGGCTGGAAGTTTTGGTATAGGTTCTGTTTTTAGTTTTCACAATACAAAAACTATGACAACTGGCGAAGGTGGCATGTTATTGATAGATGACGATATTTTATTTGAAAAATGTGTTAAATTACGTGACCTAGGTAGAGGACCTGATACTAAACCTTATTTCAATGAAATTATAGGTTTTAAATTTATGCCATTTAATATACAAGCAGCTTTAGGATTAGCTCAATTTGAACGATTGGATGAATTGGTTGCTATTAAAAGAAAACATTTTGAATATTATAAAACTCAATTAAAGGATTATGATGTTACATTTAATTTTGAACCAACTGGTGTTTACAATAGTGCTTGGATAACTTCAATGGTGTTAGGTGAATCATATAAAATGAATAAACATATATTTATTAAAAAGTTAGAAGAATTGGGAGTACCAATCAGACCATTCTTTTATCCATTATCCAATATCCCAGCATATAATAACCAATTTAAAGAAAATTATTTAAAAAACAAAAATAGTTACAACATTTCAAATCGGGGAGTAAATTTACCCGGAGCAGCAAATTTAACGATTGATAATTTAGAATTTATTTGTAATAATATAAAAAAGGTTTTAGACAATGTATAATTTATTTCATATACCAAACCACACAATTGATACGTCAAAATATACACATTATTTACACGGTAAAAATGTTGCTGATTTTGAACAAAGGTTTGCTGATTATGTAGGAGCAAAATATGCCGTGGGTGTAAATAGTGCTACTACTGCTATATTTCTGATATTTAAAAAATATCAAAATTTAGTTGTTGATGTACCATCGATGATACCACCCGTAGTATTAAATGCAATATTGACATCTGATAATAAAGTAAACTTTGTGGATAACACTCAATGGATAGGTGGCGCATATCTATTACATGATTTTGGAGATTATAAATTATATGATTCAGCCCAGCAAGTAGATAAAAATCAATTTAAAAATATGGCTTCTGATAATGACTTGATGTTTTTTAGTTTTTATCCAACAAAACCAGTTGGTAGTTCCGATGGTGGTATTATTGTTAGTAACGATAAAGATAAAATTGAGTGGTTACGAACTTTGGCTTATAATGGTATGTCAATGGAACAAAATAATTGGGAAAGACAGATTATTGTTCCGGGATATAAAATGTATTTAAGTAGTATTCAAGCTGACCTAGCTAACCGAAATCTAGATTTGCTGGAAGAAAAACAAAACAGACTTGGTGACATAAGAAGGATGTATAACGATGCATTTAATCTTAATAATACTAGTAATCACTTGTATAGGATATTGGTAAATAATAGGGACACTTTTATACAAAATATGAAACAACATAATATCATATGTGGAATACATTACCAAACTATGCACAATAATAATGTATATACGAATGGTAAATTTTTTAATTGCCCACTATCAGATGATATAACACTGAAAACAGTAAGTATTCCATTTAATGAAACATTGACAAATGAAGATGTGGAATATATAATTAAATGTGTAAATAAATTTGGTTTTATTAAATAAAATATGTATATTGTGTTATGGGTTATAGAAAAATAGAAAACAATTTACGTAGACATCAATGGAGTGGATATCCTCAAGATTTCCTAGAGTTCATTTATAATGAGGTTATACATAACAAGCCTAAGAGAATTTTAGAATTCGGTACAGGATTTGGATTTGTGACAACTGCATTGGGATTAGGCGTACTTGATAATGGGGTAGGTACTATAGATAGTTATGATTCATATTCACCTAATCGTATTTGGAAGATACCAAATAATGTATCATTGGTATATAATCACCTCAACAACTATGGACTAACGGACATTGTAAATTTACATGAAATTGATGATATATTTAGTTGGTTTGATACACCTAAAGAATTTGATATGGCATTCATTGATATTGACAATGATGGGGATAAACTGAATAAAGTGTTCAATTCGGATTTTTTTAAGAATCAGATAAATAATGGTGCAAACGTATATTTTTGTGGTGGTTCATCAGAACGAGATAAAATAAATATACAACGGGGGGAAACTCCTATTACCAATGTTGATTGTAATATTGAATGTGTATTTGGTAAAACACAAAAAAATTGTATTTCAAAGGTTATTGGATATGAATAAGAAACTTGCAGTTATCATACTAGGCTGGCATTATCCGGAGTATTTTTACAAACAATTAGTTGAGCAAAAAATACCTGAAGGTTGGGTAATTGATTTTTTTTGTGTATCTCATAGAGACCCATCTGATGCAAAAGATGAGAAGGTAATTGATAACAATACTAACAATATATTTGATAAATTGGATTCTCATTTTTATAAAAAAATAACAACTAAAGTCGCATTAGAATCATTAGGATGGAATTACCTAGTTAAACCTAATGTATATGGTGATTGGTCACAATTTAATCAATGGACAGAAGATTATGATTATAAAGAATACGATGTGTTTTTAATTTCCGGTGATGATAATTTATTTATAACGGATACATTATTTACAGACATACTAAATTCTGATATGGATACTATAATTGATAACGGAAAAGTAGGAAAAACACATACGTCTAAAATAGTTCCGTATAATTATGATGATTGGTGGGTAATATCTAATTCTGTACATCATGGACGAGGAGTACTTCGAGGTTCTATGGAATTTTTTAAACGAGAAATGTTTGATGTGTTAGGAGGAACATTTGATTTAAACACAACAGATGTACGTATCGATTCTACATCGTCTCCTAGTAAGTATAGTTCATTAGATCAGATAGGATGGAATAAACAAGTGTATCCTTTTATGATTACATTAGAAAAACTTAACTTATATGATAAAGTTAGATTCTTATCACCGAATTATAGAGTAAGTAATTATTGTATAGAAGGTGAACGGGGTATGTTTAAAAACAATAATTGTTTACCGTATAAGAATTTTTATTACAACGGAGTATTGGAATTATTACAAACAAAAAAATTAGATAAATTTATATGAAAAAAAATATTTTATTTTTTACCGCATTAAAAGCAAACGATCCTAATATGCACTCATATCAAGAATGGTCTCTAAAAACATGGAAATGGTATGCACAAAAGCATGATATGGAGCTGTTTATATTAAATGAGCCATTGTATGATACAGAATGGATGAGGCCGACCTGGCAGCGCTGGTATGTATATGATTTACTTGAAGCAAATGGGATTGAATATAATCAAGTAGCTTTAATAGATATTGATACTATGGTAAGATGGGATTGTCCTGATATATTTGAATTAGCTGGCGATTCGTATGCCGGAGTAATCGATGATTTTAGTCTAGAATGGACAAATAATAGTATATGGGGATACCAAAAGTTCTTTCCAGAAGTTGTTTTAGAATGGACAAACTATATTAATAATGGGATGTTAGTATTGCCTACTAATGGTAAGGAATTCTGTGATAAAGTAAAAAAATTCTATATGGATAATGTCGACGAATTACGACAAATGCAACACCATACTCTAAAAAAGGGAACAGACCAAACACCAATAAACTTTTTAGCTAGAGAATTTTTTGGCGATTCTATAAATTATCTCCCAAAGAAGTTTAATATGACGCATTTACATGCGACTCATGCACTAATAGATAACATTTATATTAAATGTGGATACATATGGCATTTCAATGGATTACCTAGAGAACACCGAAATGGATTAATGATGCAAACATGGGATTTAATTAAACAAAATTATATTTAAAATTATGGATTTAAAAGAATATCAAAAATTAGGTGAAAAAATTCACAATAGTGGGATTTTTGTGGGATGTAATATAAAAGAATTTGCACGAATATCCCAACTCCCCCTCGAAATAGCAAAACAAAATGACCTTACCCCTGAAAGTAAAGTTTTGGACTTAGGATGTGGCTGTTGTAGAACTGGGTATTGGTTCATGGAATTCCTAAATCCTGGAAATTACTATGGTATTGAACCTAATAAAGAAATGTTAAATGCTGGGAAAGAATTTCTTTTCCCTAACTTAATAGATAAAAAATCCCCTACATTTGATAATAATGACCAATTTGACTTAAATATATTTAATACTCAATTTGATATGATAATAGCATTTTCAATTTGGTCACATGCTTCCAAACAACAAATTGAAAAAGTATTAAAACAGTTATCTGAAATGAGTAATAAATGTTCTTTTATAGGAACAGTTGTAATTACTAAGGACCCCAAACAAGAATATAATGGAGAAGAATGGGTTGGGAAAAGTCATAAAAGTAAAGATAGAGGTATAGTAAAATACACCCCCCAATATCTGCAATCTATTTGTGATAAATTTAATTGCACCTTAGAATATTTAAACCACCCCCAAACAGATCACCAAACCTGGATAAAAATTACAAATAATGAATAATAAACTATTAGAGCAAATACCTGATAAACAACTAGAGTGGAAAGATACTACAAGTCGTTTGTGGAAGAAAGATATGTATGAGTTTTTTAAGGATAAAGATGTAAAAAAATGTCTTGAAATAGGAACAAATCATGGCTGGACTGCTTTGTGGTGTTCTGAAATGTTTGATGAAGTTTATACAATTGAATATGATCCTGGGAGATTTCAATCTGCACAAAAACATTGTGCAGGGAGAGACAATATTAATTTCATAAATGGTGATGCTTATAATGATGCTACTTACCTTAATATCCCAATTGATATAGATGTTGTAGTAATTGATTGTATTCATACATTTGAGGCAGTTATTATGGATATTAATAGAGCACTTAAATATTATAAAGAAGGTAAAAAAGTTTACCTAGTATTTGATGATTATGGTCACCCCCAATCTACCGGAGTATACCAGGCAATTCATCAAGCAATAGACCAAGGATTAACAATAGAAGAATATATAGGCCAACCAGCTGGATATGTTGTTCAAAGACCAAATAATACTCAATTTCAATTAATTCATCAAGAAGGTATAATTTTAAGTTATGGAATCTAAAACTAAATTTGCAATAGGATGCCTAGTCCAATGGTATGAAGTAGATATCATTGGAGAATACGTAGAAACACTTAAAGAAGCTATTGAACACTATGACGGTGAAGTGTTTGTTGATTTCTGTATAACAGATTCCGAGACATTAGAGAAGTGTGTATCCAAAGAAAAATTAGATGAACTTGTAATGGAAGTTGCTCGTAAAACTAATATAGGAGTTGGATATAAAGTTACACGATTTACTGAAGGTGGATTGACAACAATAGCGGATTACAGACGTGAATTCAACGACAAATATTGTGAGTTAGTCGACGTTTTGGTTTGGGGTGAAAGTGATATGTTAGTACCAAAGCAAGCATTTGTAATACTAGATCAGATTCATCAAATGTCCTTGCAACGAAATGCTCCTAAATATCTAGCTACATTTGGTATTTGCAAGATGTGGGATGATACATGGAAGTCTCTAGAACATCCCGATTTTACAGATAAACCATTCATTGAAAATGATTATGATAATTGGTGGTCATTGAAATATACAATGACGGCAGAGGAAATGAATGATATCAATGACCGTACGGATGAAGTGGACCTAAGGGTATTGCCACAACACAAATTCAACGGTTGTGGATTGGTAATA